CAGTAATAACTGACGGTCGGTTTTTGAGTGAAATTTTTAGGCTAAAAAAAGAATTTGGAGATAATAATGTTATTGGGGTGGAAATTATTAGAACAGATTCGGTTTATAATCCCCCAGCCAAAGAATTAGAACAACAACCACTGCTTCGACCATTTATTGATTATAAGGTAGAATGGCCAACTGCTGGAAAAGACGAAGTTGGCAAATTACAAAATTTCGCGGTGGAGTTTATAAAGAAATATAATTTAAATTAAAATGAATCTTCCAGTTAATTATGAATCTCTTTCTAGTTTAGAGAGAAAATCTGTCAGAGAACAATATGTTAAACTTCAAAACGGTAATTGTTCTCATTGCGGAAGCCCATTAAACGGTCCTCCACCAGAAAAAATTTCATTGCTTGTAATAGATGAAGACTTGTTTCCAGAAAATTTCTTCAAATATCCTGTTCATTTACATCATAATCATGATACCGGAATGACTATTGGCGCAGTTCATTGTTATTGTAATGCAGTTTTGTGGCAATATTGTGGAGAATAATATATAATGTTAAGAAAAAAAGATTTATCTTATCTCACCTCTCCTCGCCGAAATCGTCCGTCAATTCCCGCAAGGATTTTAAACAAATTGGCAAAAGGTCGAACGCTAGATTTTGGCTGCGGCTATGGGTTTGACGCTAACTACTTTGGTTGGGAGAAATACGACAAATTCCACTATCCAAAATATCCCACGGGAAAATACAATACAATATTTTGTTTTTATGTATTAAATGTTTTAGATACTAAATATAAACGCCAAAAAGTCCTGCGCGAAATCAAAGACTTATTAGCAAAAAGTGGGATTGCCTATATTGCAGTTCGCCGAGACAAAGATTGCAACAACACTTTTCGCGGGCGTGGAACATATCAACATAAAGTTTATCTAAAACTACCAATTTTTAAAGAAACTTCTGATTATTGTATATATATTTTGACGAATTAATTTTTATAGGTGTATTTTAATATGTGTTTTTCACAGTCAAAAAGTTTATTCGTCGGTATTTTTGTTATAGCAAAAATTTTGCGCGATTTCTCTGGTTGAGTATTTGCCATTATAATCAATCCCAAATCGTTGATAATCAAGAAGTTAAAGAGAGGGAGAAAATTTGTCGTTCTTGTATTTTTTGTCTAAATAAAAAATCGTTAATATTTTATAGGTGCGGTATTTGCGGGTGTTGGCTATTTTTCAAAACTTTGGCGAAAAATTCGGATTGCTCTCGTAAAAAATGGCTTGACGTTTCAGGAAAATAGGTTACAGTCGATAAACTAATTAATTTTAGTGTAATAGGCTTTGTCAGTTGTTCTTTTATATATTGCAGGCACAAGCCGGATGACGCTAAAGAGGCTCATAACCTCTGCGAAAGCTATGCTTGGTGAAACTCCAAGGCTCTGCATCCATTTTTAAATAATATACTATTCTTGTCAGAAAGAAACCAAACAAATTAGCTAGAGGGATTTAAAATTCTGAATATTCTCTCTAGTTATTTTTCCCGGTTGTTGCCAAATGGCTTTAATTTGTGCCACGGTTGCCCAGACTTTTGATTTGGGCTAGTAACTAAATGCAAATTTAGCGAGTAAAAGAGAAAAGGCGATATAGTGTATTATTTAATATTTTATCGGGGGAGTAGTTCAGTGGTAGATCAGAGATAGACTATGATAGGGAAAAGACTCCTAAAAAGCGTCTTAAAAACTCAGGCCGATGGTTCAATTCCATCCTCCCCCATTTTCATCGGGAGTTTAGATATAAATTTTAACGCATTAATTGTTAAGCATGTTTAATAATTAAGTTTCGTTAGATTTTAGATTAAAACTAATATTAATTGATTCTAATAAATAGTCTCCCGGCCAATTTTGGCATAGATTAAGCAATTAGTCTTGCCGATAGTAAACAACAATAATCTAGTTTAAGTCTGGAAATTTTTGGATTTAGATTAGAAAATTGTTCTAATCAGCGTAAAGGACGCTATTATAACCAATAATATGATTATAATTCCTGCCCTTGCAATCGTCGCAACGATGGTTGTAATTGGAATTGGTTTAGTCGGATATTCTGACTATAAACGGTTCCAAGACTAAAATAGTAAATAACTACAATCCCGGTTTTGAGACTTAAAAATCTTGAAGCCGGGATTTTTTGTTGACTAATCGAGAGAAAAGAAGTAGTCTTTTGAACCATGAAAAAATATCAAATTCCAACGGGCTATTTAATCGTCGATAATTATTCTAAAGCCGAACTTGAAACTCTCTCGATTGGCGATTACGGCAAAGCCGCTAATATTAAAGCAGATTTTCTAGGATTTACAAAAGAAATTAATGGAGTTCCTAGTGGAAATTGTAAACCACTTTCCGAAAAATGGGTAATTACCCTTAGTACCCAATTCGGATGCTCACAAAATTGCCGCTTTTGCAGCGTCCCAAATATTCCATTTCGCGGGAATGTTAGTTTTGAAGATTTACAAAAACAATTTTATAATGCAATTGCTTGTTTTCCTAATGTAAAATATACAGATAGACTTAACGTTCATTATGCTAGAACTGGTGAGGGAGTAATGAATAATGATGTTTTTAAATTTAGCTATTGGCTTTATGACCAAAAGGGTGGTGAAATTTGGGCAAAAACAGGATTAAGAATTGAAACTCTTCACTCAGTTTTAACGACTTCTTTACCGAAAAAGTATAAGAAATTAGAAGAGAAGCTACGCGAATGGATTTATATTAAAAATTTTATTTATAATGGTCAAGCGGGTTTTCAGTTTAGTATCAATTCGACTAATGAGGATCAGCGACAAGATATGTTTAACGGCGAAAGTTTGGAATTGGCAAAATTTGCCGAAATCACGGAAGATTTTCCTACCCCAATCGGTCGAAAATATTGTTTGAATTTTGCGTACTCTTCCAATTTTGAAATAGATGCGAAAAAACTAAAATCTCTTTTTGATACTGAAAAATTTATGGTCAAAATTACCCCGATTCACGAAAACAAAGAGTGCCGCAAAAAGGGGTATAAAACTATCGATGGTTATAATAACTTTGCCCCCTATAAAAAAGTAGAAGAAGAATTAAAGGAGGCCGGCTTTGATACTTTAGTTTTCGTACCTAGTTTTGATGAAGAAAAAGGGTTGGTAACTTGTGGCAATGCAATTTTAGGTGGAGATAAACTAACGGCAGATAATAAATTGAAAATTGAAGGAGTGTAATGTTTCCGAAAATTAATACTTGTGACGGAATTTATTCGTCTTTAGACGTTCGTTTTACCAAATCTTGCGATAATTCTTGCTCTTTTTGTATTGAGAAACGAGGATTGGATTCGTTAGGCCAAACTAATATCGATAAAATGGTAGAATCTGTCAAGAACTCTGGCATCAAAGATATTTTAATTTTGGGCGGCGAACCATTTATCAATCCGAATAAATTATTAGATTTCGTATCTAAAATTCGTCCGATTGTTGATAAAATTTATATTACAACAGCATTACCAATATCTTTTATATTGAAACAAGAGATTTGTAATCAAATTATTGATCAAATTGATGGATTAAATATTTCAATTCAGTCTATTGATAATAATAAAAATATTGAAGTTTTACAAGCAAGTAGTAGTCATGACCGAATTAAGTTACTTCAAAAACTTCTTGCTCGAAATTTAGATAAAATTCGTGTTTCGATTAATTTATCAAGAGGTGGAATTGATAGCAAAGAAAAGTTAGATAGGACGATTAATTTTTTGGCGGAAATTGGGTGTAAAAACTTAAAAATTAACGAATTACAAAATTCGCCTGAAAATTATATTTCTTATGAAAAATTAATGGGCGAAAAATTGAATAGTCCGTTTTCGGGTGGGTGCCAAACGAAAATAAATCATCCGATAATCAATATTATTCTAAAACGTTCTTGTTTTTTGACGGAAAAGAGTTTAAATGCTTCTTGGAAAGATTTATTTAAAACAATTTTTAATTTATTTAGGCGGCAAACCAATAAATTTGCCGTAATGTACGAAAATGGTAGTATAACGAATAACTGGAAAATTCAATATGAAAACTAAAATTGCAAAAATTATTAATAAAATTCGTAAGGCTATTAGTCATTGTAGCGGCGGTCATTGCAATTAAAATATCAATCCTCGGTTAAAAACCGGGGATTTTTTCTTGACTTTCGGGCGGAATTTTCGTATTTTTAGGTTATGCAAAATCTAATCGGCAAATATGTCAGGATTACCAAACTTGAATCTTTAAACGAAAAATCCGCGCAAAATTCTCATACCAAATCTCTTGCTGGCGAATCTTGGTGGGCAGAAGGATTCGTGGAATATTTTGGAGATTTTATTCAACTACTAAGAATCCGCAATTATAATAATCCAGAGGGATGTTTGGGATTTTTCTATACTTCTAAAATTGAAAAAGTAGAGCGGCAAGAAAACAATGGCCAAAATTTTTTGACCTTGACTACTCAGAATTCCCGTTATAAGGTGGAGGAAGTTGAGGAATTTAAGATTAAATATGAAGTTGTTAAAGAAAATTAATTATGAGCGATCATTTTATTAATTTTGCAAGCGGAAATTGTATTATTTCAAATGCTAATATTCATAAATACAAAGGATTAACTTTTGAATTTCATAATTATTGCGGTCCAATGCGTCTAAATAAAAACGGCGAGCCGTCAAAACGAAATTTTAGCGTAAAAGAATATAAAATTATTGCTAAATGGTATAAATTAACCCCCTCTAAAAAGAAAAGAACATTAATATTTAATTAATATGGAAAAATTAACGATTAGAGAAGAAATTCGCGCATTAATTCTTCCCAAAATTAAAAAAGCAATTTCTGAATTAGAGATTGGAGATTGTTTAAATTTGGTTCATGGCGATAGTTCTGATCTTTGTTTTACAGACAATGTAAAAATTACAAAAATCACAAAGGAAACTATTATCTGGAATTATTCCAGTTGGGCGTATGGAGAAATAAATAAAAAGATATTGGAAAACGATTTATTACATTTTAGAGCAGATATTATTAAAAAATGAAAAAGAAAAAAGATATTCCATGTTTGGGTTATGAAATAAATAATTCGAATGGTAGGGATTTCGACTGTGAATACGAATTTGCGGGAGAGATAATCTGTGAAAATTGTATTTGTTGCGGCGGGAAATTTGATCCAAGAAAACCACGCGAAAAACAAAAGGTTAAAAAATGAACATTTTATTCAAGGGAGTATTTGGAAGTAGACTTTATTCCACAAACAACGAATCTAGTGATTATGACTATAAAGGCATCTTTTTAGTGCCAATTCGCGATTGTATTCTTGGCGGATATTCCCGTAATATCAATATTAAGACTAATACTGAGAAAAATGTCAAAAATTCCGCCGAAGATTCAGATACCGAACTCTATGCTCTCCAAGAGTTTATAAAACTTGCTCTCCAAGGTCAAACAGTGGCAATTGATATGCTTTCGACACCTAAAGATAAAACCCTTATCTCTTCGCCAGAATGGGAAATTTTAGTAGCAAATCGGAAACGGTTTTATACTAAACGGATGTCAGCATTCATTGGTTATTCAAAATCAATGCAATGCAAATTTACTCAAAGAGCAGAAAAACTTAATGTTTTTAGGGATACTCTTAAAATCTTAGAGGGTATTAAAACTAGTTTTCCCCTAGAAGCGAATCTTTGGGATATTTGGAATTTGTTGCCAGAAGATAATAATCGTAAAAAAATTGAAGTTGACAGCAATAGATCGTCTAAAAATCGGTGGGTTTATGAAGTTAATGGCAAAAAGCTTCAAAGTTTTGCTTCTATTGATTATGCCATTGAAATTTTAAAAATTCAAATCGAAGACTATGGAAAAAGAGTTCGGCAAGCGGCGGAAACTAATAATATTGACAAAAAAAGTCTACATCATGCTTTTCGAGTAGCACTTGAATTAAAACAAATCTTAAAAGAGGGCGATTTGGTTTTTCCATTACCTGAAACCCAATTTTTGAAACAAATTAAATATGGTGAATTGGACTTTTTTAAAGACGGGTTAGAAGTAAAATTTGCTAATTTATTAGACGAAATAGAGTATTTAATACAAAAAAGTAGTTTGCCCGATAAGCCAGATAGAGATTGGGCTAATAATTTTATTTTAAGTTGTTACAAAATAAGTTGAAAAAAATATATAAAACCCATAGGATTAGTGTATTCTATGGGTATGATAAAAACTAAATATACTGAAGAAAAAATTAACAACGCTCTGATAGAAATGGGGCACGAAGAAATTACAATTGATTTTTCTACATTTAAAGGGGTAAATGTTAAATGTAGATTTATAGATAATAAATATGGGGAATGGATGGCGTCTCCAAGTAATGTTTTATATAGAAAAAGTCGTCATCCCAAAAGGGGGCACGGGGAGGGCGGCAGAAAGAAAGTAATTCCACTAAACATAGTAAAAGAAAAATTAAAGAAAAATTTTGGAGATTTAATTATAATTGATGAATCTACTTATGTAAATGGGACTTCTAAGGCCAGATTTATAGATAAAGAATATGGAGAATTTTGGCAACGGGTCGAGATAACATGTAATAAAAAATCTTGCGGGCATCCCAAAAGAGGGTTAGAAAGTCAAAGAATAACTTCCTCAATATCTGCTGAAGAGGCATACCAAAATATAAAAAATAAATTTGGAGACGAAATTGAATTAATTAAAGAAAGTTTTGTTCAAACCCACTTTAAATGTAAATTCAAACATAAAATATATGGTATTTGGGAGGCGTATTATCATAATATAATGAAGGGGCATTCGCATCCTGAAGCTGGGAAGAAAAAACAAAAAGATACAATGTTTTCTAAATATGGAGTGGAATATGCATCCCAAATTCCAGAAGTTCATTTAAAAATAATGCGTAATAGAAAAAGAGTTATAGCACTAAAACATTGGAAAACAAACGAAGATATTTCGTGCAATGGCTCTTATGAATATGCAGTAATTAAAAAATTAAATGAATTAAAAATAGATTATAATACTCAAATTCCATTTAAATTAGAAATAGACGGAGAAAATAAAACATACTTTGTAGATTTATATCTACCGGATAAGGATTTATATATTGAAATAAAAGGAGAAATGAAAGAAATTGGTAAAAAGAAATGGGAAAAGTTTCACGAATTATATTCAAATTCGGAGCTTTGGCAATTAAATGATGTTTGTAAGTTTACGGGGTTAACTAGTTTTAAACTAACAGATAGATTTAATAAAGCGTATTCCGAGTACAAATCCGAACAAAAAATTTTAGACTTGACTGAATAAGGGATTTATGCCACTCTAGCTCATTACCTGAAAAACCAGATCGCAAATGGGCAGAAGATTTTATAATTAGTTGTTATGGAAACCAAATCAAATAATCAAGAAATAGAAGAATTAAAAACTCAATTAGAGTTTTATAAAACTTTATTGATTAATATTTATAAAGCCGCTGATTATTTAGGTTCCCGCGCAGAATTAAGATGGAGTGATCTTTATAGGGATTCTGAACTGAGAGAAAAAGATCTTGGATATTTAGACGCATATGATAATATAAAAAATATGGTTATCTATTATGATACTCTTGGATCTATTAATTATTATAAAGCAAATAATGTTGTCAAAGATTTGCCGAATATATTAAAATAATGAATGGTAAAATAAAATTTCATAAACCGAACGGCCCTGCTTTTTATCAGGGAGAATTATGGCTTGCTTGCGATGGAAGTGGTTTAAAATGCTGGATAGATAGAGTGGAAAAATATGGTGATGGAAAATTTGATTATATAATTCATTATATTTATTTAGATGGAGAAACCTCTTCTAAAGATGCTTGGAACTTTCAAGTAAGGTATTATCATTCTGCTGATAAAAAATAAAATGACTACTCAAAATACATCTTCCGAAGATCAAAAAACCATCGATTTAATCGAGAAAATTAAATCTCCAGATTTGATTGATGAAATGTTGTTTGGTAAAAACACAAAATGGGATAAATTTTTGATCAAATACTATTATCCGGCCAAACGATTTTTTAGTAACAAAGTATATTGGCCGATTTACTATTTGTTTCATCCCCAACATTCTGAATTGCGGAAAGTCATTCCTCGCTCTTATCAGGAGCTAGATGTTTTAATGGTTGAGTTTAATTTCGCCATTGTTAAATCTTTGGTCGAAAAACAATATTGTGGCATTGACCAATTATACGCAGATTATTTGGCGGTTCCTCAAGTTGGCGGCGAATTCGATAAAGAACTTGTTGAAGGATGGAATAATTTTAGACAACAATTGTTTAATTGTTATAAATATATTACCGTCCAACGATTTAATTTACAAAAAGAATTAGAAGATTCGTATAAATTTGATCTTCCCGCAAGCAAAGAGGTTTGGGAAAAGTTTTTTGCCGATTCTACTAGGGTTAAACAACGAATTGAAGAACTTGATTCTAAATGGCTACTTTGGATTATTAGTAATAAGAATTATTTTTGGACATAAAAATCAAATAACTAAATTTTATGTTTTTATCAAGTAATGACGGTTCTCATAATGACCAAGCTAAAAATATTATAAATCAATCAATTGATTCTATAATTCAAAAATATGAAGCGCAAATCACCGAGCTAAAAGCCCGCGCCGACGATTCAATTCCAATTATAAAAACAGATATTGAATCTTGTAGTAAAATTACTGGCAATCTATATGCAGATATTTCTTCCTATGAAACGGATGATAATAGTTATTATAGTAGAAAACGTTCTCCGGAAGAAGTATCAATTTATGTTTCTTTACTGTTAGATCAAAAAACTAAAGAAATAGAAGAGATTCATGCTAAAAATCTTCCTTCTATCGAAAATAATAAGGTAGTCCGAGAAAAATTAGAAAAATTATTAAAATCAATTGGGTTACCAGAGTCATATAGGACCAGAGATTATAAATCTAGAGCAAGATTTCCAAAATATATTTCAGTCGCAGCGGGATATAAATCGGATCTTGGAAATATCGTAATATCAGATGGTTACGAAACTGCTGTTAATGATATTAAACGAAAACGCGAACAATTAACAACTTGGGTTGAAGCTAAAAAACTAGTTGTTAAAAAAGAAAAAGAGGAGAAAGAAAAGAAAGAATTAGAAGTTAAACGACTTAGACAATTTGGAGTTATTGCTGGCCGTTATGGTTTAACAGAAAATGACAGTGAATATGATTTGTTAGAAGTGATTTTATCAAAAGATAAATATCTTCGACTTGGACATTATCTCCTCAAAAATCGTGAGGATTGGAATGACGGATATAGTTATGCAGAATGTGGATTAAGTGGGTTTAATGTAGAATCAGAAGAAGATAAATTAATTGTTGCAGATATTCAAAATTGTATAGATAATTGGGATTTCGATGGAAGATGCTTTAGAGATATTCAGTATAATTACGATCATTGTTTTGGTTTGGTAGAAGAGGAACAATTATACAAAGATTATCAATTGGTAAAATCTTGGACGGATAAATAATATGCAAACCCCAGAAACAGATACTCAAACTCTAATAAAGGCCCTTCGCATTTTGGCGAATGATATTCAATCTGATGATGGAGTTGCCAATGCCGCAATTGCAGAAGGGGCGGATAGAATTGAAAAATTAATTGAATTAGTTAGCATGTCTTTTGAAATCATGGAACTTTATTCTATGGGTCATAAAGATAAAAATTGGACTAAAAAGTGGCTAGAAGACGCCGAAAAATATGGCGCAAAATCCCACTGATTTTCCTGAAAATTCTTGATTTCCGCCGGCACTCTGGTAGAGTTGAGCCATGAAACCATTTGAGATTTTGGCAAAGTCGGCGATCATAATTCCGGATGTTCATTTGGATATCAATTGGGTGAAAGCAATTTTATCTAAAGAACAGGGGAATTATGATCATATCATTTGGCTTTCAGACTTTTTCGACTCATTCAAATCTTATCCAGAAGTAGAAACTTCAAAAAACACCGCGAAATTCGTAGTTGATATTATAGATGGAAAATTTGGACCGAGTAGTTTACTCCTCGCGAACCATGACTGTTGTTATTATGAAGCCCATAAATATTCCTCTATCTTTCAATCCCCAAAACACTTATATAATATGTGTTCGGGATTTACAAAATCAAAATCAGTAGAAATATCCAAGGTTTTAAAACTATCTCATTGGCAACAATTTCATCTATTTTATACTTGCAACGGATTTTTTATTTCTCACGCCGGATTAGCCCAAAAGTTTTGGAATTATTATATTTCAAAGGAAGAAAATTACGACCGCCTTCATAATCATTGTGAAGAAGTATTAAAACTTATTAATGCTGGTAGTCACGAAATTTTAGAACCCGGTTTTGCGCGTGGCGGGCGGCAAACCGTTGGAGGATTGACATGGTTGGACGAATCAGAATTCGTTGATTTTGAAGAGGTTGGGCCGCAAATCACAGGCCATAATTGTCATTATAATCATATTAGAAAAATCGGAAAAAGCTATATTTTAGATGGCGATCAAACAACATATGCAATTTTACATGACGACGGCAAACTTGATCTAAAATCCACGCGAAATTGGTTTCATTATTCGGTTGATGGGAAAACTACGGAGGTTGTTAATATATGAAAATTGATTATTATATTTCTTCTCTAAATCGTATTTATAAAAAATCTATCGATACTAATTCGGAATATTATATTTCTCATAACGATGATTCCGTAACAATAAAAGAAGAAGATTACCGTTTTATTACATCTAAATCCCCGTGGATATCAACCTACTCTAGAAAATTTGAAACGGCAAAAGAATTAACAATCGCGAGATTAGAGTTAAAACTTAATGATATTAAAGTTGATTTAACCGATTTGAAAAATTCTACGAAGGCATTTAATGAATAAAGAACCTATTATTTTTCTCGATTTGGATTCTGTCCTTACAACTCCCCCGAATTATCGCGATTTCAACCCCAATTGCGTCAATAATCTAAAATTTATCATTAAAGAAACTGGCGCAAAAATCGTAGTTCATTCTACTTGGCGATTTTGGCCAGAAAACCAAGATCGATTTTTATATCTTTGGGGAAAATACGGGTTTAATTTCGAAGATTTTTGGCAATTTTTACCAACTTATCATAATGATAAAAAACTAGATATAGAATATTATATTCAGAGCAAAGGTGTAGAAAATTTTGTTATAATCGACGACGAAGATTATAATTTTCCTCCAGATAAGTTTGTTCAACCAAAAAACGGACTATCTTTCGACGATGCAAAATTGGCAATTGAGATTCTAAATCGTTAATTATCAATATGTTATTTCATCTGACATCAATATCCAGTAATCAAAAAACTGGTCCAATTCCCGTATCTACATCTTGCAAATCTACTTGCCCCAAAAGTTGCGCTCTCAAAAATCAATGTTATGCAAAATTTGGACCACTAAATTGCCATTGGTCTAAAATTTCAAACGGCGAAAGAGGGATTGATTATAAAACATTTTTAAGGCAGATTAAAAATTTGCCTAACAATCAACTTTGGCGTCATAATCAAGCGGGTGATTTAATTGGAGAGCCTACCAATAATGAAAAAATTTGTGAAAAATCCCTCAATTTGCTAATAAAAGCTAATAAAGGGAAACGAGGATTTGGATACTCGCATAAGTGGAAAAATTTTAAAAACATTCGACTTATTCAAAAAGCCAACGCCAACGGCTTAACAATTAATTTTTCCGCAAATTCCTTGACGGAAGCCGATTTTCTGGTAGAGTATGGTCCTACAGTAGTAGTTTTGACTGAAAATAAAAACACAATAACACCTAAAGGTCATAAAGTAATAGTTTGTCCAGCGGTTAATAAAAACACTAATTGTTCAATTTGCAAAATTTGTAGTAAAGCGGATAGAAAATTTATTGTTGGATTTCCCGCTCACGGCATTATTAAAAATAAACTAATCAAAAGCCTTGAAAACCAATCGTTTTAATTTTAAAGAAAATTTCGTTATAGATTATACTGATTCCGGTTGTGGTGGAATGGATTGCGGCCATTATGATTATGAAATATTTGATAAAGAAAACTATGTTTGCACAGTACCCAATCTGGAAGAAGCTAATAATCTTTGTATTTTGCTAAATAAATTATCTAAAAATAAATGAGCGCCAAACTTACATTAGGTCAACTCAGAGAGTTGACAAAAAATCTTTCCGACGAAATTCCAATTTATTATCATGCTTATGATAAAGGTTGTTGTTTAAATTCTTATGTCGAATCTGACATTTGGTTTTTCCCAAAAGACCAACCAACAAAGGCAATTGTAATTAACCCCGGCGAAGATTATGATAGTCGAAAACCACAAAATACAAAATTATGAAAAATCGCACTAAATTCCTCCTAAAATGCCTAGAAATTTGTTCTAAACCAGAAAGCCAAGAATTTGATACTTGGGAAAATATTAGTTATTTTTGTAACGCAGCGGCAGCTATTGGATATAATGACAATAAAAACTGCGAAAAACAGGAATATTTAGATGCAGTTGATCTATTTAATAATCTTTATAAATCAGATGCTCTAAAATATATCTTCGAAGAACTTTGTGATTATAATCAAGTAGCACAACAAGACTATTTATCAATCGGTGGGTATTTTGGAAAACACTCAATCGCCGCAAATCAAAATCATCGTCTAATGGCAATTGCTTTTGCCGCAACAGTTTCAGAAACAGAAGAATAAAAAATAATAATAAAACAATAATAGCATTTTTTACTATGAGTGAAAATCTTGCCACAATTCAAGTTATTAATTCGGATTTAAATATTTTTCCATAATTGGTTTAAATGGGATATTCCGATTATCTCTTTTTAAATTTTGTAATTCGAATATTTCTATAAATTTTTTTCTTTTACGATCTAGATAAATTGTGGCGTCTTTATACAAAAAATCATAAAAAATTTTCAAAGTAGATTCTGTGGTTATTAAAGCTTCTGAAATATTACCACGTTTAACAATTTTAAAATTTAAATTTAAAATTTCTTTCATAATTTTTTTAAACTTTTCATTAAAAGAATAAGATGAATAAAGAGATGCTTTTTTATTTAAAAAATTACGTTTTTCGCTAAAAAAATAACAAACGGTTCCATCTCCGTCAAAATAACCACGGATAAAATGACGAATTAAGTGATTGGGAACACAATCCGGAAATTTCAAGGTTAAAGATTTTCGTTGAGTACATTTTTTATTAATTAAATTATTAATTAAATTTTTACTAAAAACCTTTATCTCTACGTGTCTTTCTGTATATGTTGGTTGTTTATTTATTTCTATTCTTTTTATAAATTCTTTTATAACATAATCATCTTTTTTATGTAAATGAATTCGCAGTAGATGCTCATTTTTTTTACCTATATAAACACATCCATCAGCCATTATAAATCCCAAAAAGTAAGCTTTATCTTCTGAGTTTATTTCGTTAAAATAGTTCTCATTAAAAATAAAGTGTTTTGTATGCTCAGTCTTCTTCTTATAAATATTATTTTTTTTAAGTAAATTTATAAGACCGAATATTGTATAATTAAATTTTTTACACAAAAAATCCAAAGTACATTTGTTATTTAAATAATCTGTATATGAAAGCTTTATTTCTTCCATTCTAATATTATTTTTAGGTTTAAACGGAATTTCAACATTAAACAATTTTATATATTTTCTTAATGTCTTGATATTAATACCAAGTCGCCGAGAAGCCTCTTCACGAGAAAGAAGTTCGTTACAAAGTAGTTGTTCTAGCGTAGATTTATCTATTTTTATTTTATTCATACCATTTTAATACACTAAAACTAACCATATTTATATGAATTTTCAAGATTTAGCAATAATTTCTATTATTTCTGATAAAAAGAAGCACCCGAATGCTGATTTATTAGAAGTTGTGCGCGTATCTGGATACGATTGTGTCGTAAAAATTAATGATTTCGTTATTGGAGAAAAAGTTGTTTTTATTTTTCCGGATAGTATACTTCCCGATGCTGATTGGGCAGATTTTTATAAAAAGAAATCTCATAGAGTAAAAAGTATTAAAATTAGGGGCGTATGGTCGCAAGGAATTTGTGAAAAAATTGATAGATTAAATATTACCGGAGAAGTCGGCGATGACGTTACCACCGAATTAAATATACAAAAATATGAATTTCCTACTCCTCAAGATTTGTCAGCGAAGGGAAATATTCCTTTTATGATCCCAAAAACGGATGAAATAAATTTTCAAAGAATTGATAATTTACCATTTGGCGAATTAGTCGATGTGACACTTAAAGTTGACGGCCAAAGCGGAACTTATTATCATTCAAAGAGTTATAAAGATCCTGTTCTGGGTTTTATTCCTTGTAAATTTGGCGCAACATCCCGCTCATTAGATATTAAATTAGATTGCGATAATAATTATACGAAGGCAGAACGTCGATATAATATTCTAGAGAAATTGAATAAATATTGCAAAAATTATGATGTTTCACTAGCGGTTCGCGGTGAAGTTTTCGGCTCAAATATTCAGGCGTTTAATATTAATCCACACAAAGGACTCCCCCTCGATTGGGCAATGTTTTCAGTTTGGCTCATTGACGAAAAACGCTATGCCCGAAAAGGTGAACAATATTATTTTTTGAATATCGCGGAAGAAATTGGATTACCGACTGTTCCAGTATTAGAAAAAGATGTTGTTTTAACTCCAGAACTAATTAAAAAATATTGTGAGGATATGACAGAATTAAATGGGAAACCATTTGAAGGTGTTGTTATTCAACATTCTGGCGGGAGTTTTAAGGTTATTAATAAATATTATGATTCAAAGAAATAATTTCTAAATATTTATTATATTTTCGATCTAAGTAAATAGCACAATCTTTATATAAATAATTTATAATTTTAAAAACGCTTTCTCTTTTTGAGATATTAACAAAATGAATCGCTGATGGGTTTTGTATTTTATATTTAATATTAATTAAATTGTTTTTAAGTAAGATCTCCATTAAAGATTCTAAAAATTCTTTATTACTACTCCAAGATATTCCTATATTATTATTTTTACATATATATAAACTTCCGTCACCATCAGTATACCCACGAATAAAATGCCGAATTAAATGATCAGGAATTTGACTTTCATTTGGGAATGTTAAAGATAAAGATTTGTTTTCAAAACATTTTAATCGTTTTAAATCGTTAATTATTTTTTCGCTAAATATTTTTATGTCTACAGATTGTCTTTTTTTATTTTCTTTAATTGGTGATTCTGATTCTATAAATTTTTTAAATTTATATAAATGGCTAATATCAATATTTGAAATATCGATTCTTAGTAAATAATTATTGTTTTTTGTACAAATACAGCCATCTGCCATAATGAATCCCAACCAATATGCCTTTTCTTCGGTATTTATTTTTTCAAAAATATTTTCATTTAACTTGTATTTTCTTCTTCCTCTTTTTGGTTTATTCGGGAGGAATATATTATGTTTTTTTATAATTTTAGATAATGTTGTTAAACAAATATTAAATTTATCGGCAATAAAAGAGTTTGTCTTTCCGGCGGTTAGGAGTTCAATTAATTCTTCTAAATTATATTTAATTTTTATTCGCCCCTTTAAGGGGGAAATTCCATAATGCCGCTTTTTATAAAAAATTTTAGGTTTTTTTAATTTGAGAATTTTATTTCCAGCGTATCTAATTTGTTCTGAAGAACAATTGTATTTTGAACAAAGTTCTTCGTCTGTTAATCTTATATAATCATAATTTAATTCTTGTAATTTTTCTTTATTCCATTTAATCATAAACATCATCGGTTATTAAGATAATACACTTAGGAAATTTAATTTATGAAAATTTTCAAAAAATTTAATTCTAAGACTGATAAAATTTTTGTGGGAGGCTGTACCCATTATTTCCACCAACGCGAATTTATTTTTCGTCCACGAGGTTTTAATTCTTGGCAAGAACATACAGATTTTTTGCTCAAAGAACTATATAAACTTCCCGCTGATTCTACATTTATTTTTCTTGGCGATTTTGCATTAAATACTAATAAAGAGCAAATTCAATCAGTATTAAATACTGTTAAATGCCAAATTATTTACATCCTCGGGAATCACGAAGGGGCAATTAATCAAATTGTTCAAGGACAAAAAGAATTACAATACGGAATCACTGATAAATTTACTGACGTTTGGCCAATTAAATATAATACAACTACTTTCCTTGGATATTGCGGGGCAATAGCTGTTGATAATCAATACGTTTATTTACAACACATGGCGCAATATATCTGGCCTTATCAATCGGACGGTAGTTGGTGTTGCGTAAGTCATTCTCATTCAAATAGTAAAGAATTAAATCCATTCGAACAAAATTTCGGTAAGATTCTTGATTGCGGTACGGATAATGCCTTAAAGTATTCAAATAATCAAAGTCCCTTTTTTACTTGGGAAGGTATTAAACAAATTATGGGGCGAAAATCTGTTAGGATTTACGATCACCACGGCGAAAAACAAAATTCTTGAATTCTGGCGAAAATCTATTACCTTCAAATTATGAAATTTAAAACCGAAAAAATTATTTCAGTCCAAGATTGGGACGAATTGGTGCAGAAAACATATGGACGAATTTATTCTTTTCAACAGCAAGACGGATGTAAAGATCGGGGAATTTTTCGGTTTAGTGTCCCAAATTCTGAAACTTTCGATTTCGAAAATAATTCAATCGTCGAACAGGTTAATGGCCCAGAAATGGGAGTTTCTTTTAAAGCGTGGTTGGAACGTGATCCAAAACGAAAAATTCCAAACCAACAATATGATTGGGAATTAGATTTATTTTGGCAACGTAATTTTTATCCAGAATTTCAAATGATAGCGAATGACCTTTGCGCAAAAGGATTTATTGAACCCGGAAATTATATTATCGAAATAGATTGGTAATTTTGAGATGAACAATCAAATTTGCGCTAAATTCATCGGCGGAAAAGCTAATGGCCGGAAAATGATAATTGAAGATTGTAGTTATTTTAATTTGATGTTTTGCAATATTGATTGGGAAACTTGTTCGCCAAGTTTAACCCCGCCATCTATTTCAACGACAGCCTATAAAAATATTAGATATATAAATTCCCGTATCAAAGATTTTAATAACAATTATTTGTTTTATCCAGAAAATCGGAATATTAATGATTTCAAAACGATTAAAGATGCATATTTTGGTGTTAAAAAACGAAGTCTTGACTTTTTAACGGTAAACTCTTACTTTCGGTCATGAAAATTATTTTTCAAAAAGATCCTGAATTTCCTACGTTTTTTATTAATATTGATTTGTCTTCCCTTCCCAGAAATCAATTCAACGATTGGGTGGCGAAAAATTATAATAGATTAGACGATATTAGAGAACTTTGGGATTGCTATATAAATGTAATGTATAGTCAACAAAATATTTATTTTTCGAAATTATGAATATTAAAATCACATTTGAAAAATCATCCCCGCTTTTTGACTTTGGCCCGCTTTTTGACTTTGGCCAACCTCTCGATTTTGATATTTATTTAAAATTTATCGAAACAACTTACGAAGAATTTTATGATTGGTTAGATAAAACAGAGAAAAGAAGGTTAGAATTGGCGGAAAAATATAATTATTTTATTGATATTAGTTATTCCGAAAAAGCAATCAAATTTTCAAAATTATAAAATAATATGTCAGAAATTTTAAATCCAATTGGATTGATTCTCTATACTAAAGATGGCCGCAATATCGGAAATGCCATTATTATATATTATAAAGATAATATTTATACTTTAAAAACAGATTTTGGCAATATTGTTCATTTTTCTTACCAAGAAATTATTGATTGGTTTTATTTGTCAAAAGATGGATTTGAGCATCGAGTTCGACCAGAAACTTGGAGAATGGATAAAAAGATAATTGAGGACGAAAATAAATTATGAAAAAACTAACAACAAAACAGCTTAAGAAAATAGACCAAACAATTAAACGACTAACTAAACTATTTGGTGAAGTTGATAATTTCGCGGAGAAAAATTCTCTCCCGAAAATTTCTACTAAAGTAGAACGAAAAACGAAGTTTTTACTTGCGCGAAAAAAGAAATTTGATAAGATTAAGAAACAATAAAAAACAATAAACTTACTATAAAATATGAATGTCGATCTAGGTACTATTCAAGAAATCCTCCGCGAACAAAAAGTCGATTCGACAGTTATCTCTGTCGTAGTCAAAGAACTTCAAAAAGTTGCTGCTGAGGAAGCGGCGGATAAAGGACCAAGTGGCCCAAAACAGAAATATCAATATTCGATTATTGTTAATTCTCCGACCAATGATTTGAATAATCTTCAAGGTTGGGTTGTTAAGATGCCAGAAGATCAAAAGGCGTCCGACCTTCTTGCCAAAATTCAAACGGCGGTGGCAAAGCAAAATAATAATACAAAAAAGGGACGCAAATCCCCCTTACGCTCTCTGGCTGAGGCCTTTAATGGTCTAAAACGCAAATTTACGAAAGAGGAAAATTTTGCCGTTATGACTCGCGAATCGGTACAAGTTATTGTTAGCGACGGAACTCTTTAAGGAGAAAATTTTATGTGTATTAATTTAAGAGATAATTATAAAGAACCATATAATCCTAGTAATATTCGTTGGAAATATGCGGAAATTGTTGATGGGAAAATTATTTCTCCTTATAGATCATATAAGTATGAAATAAATAAACAATTAAACGCCAAAAAAGATAAAAAATTAGATGTCGGATTTCATGTTTTTGTTTCTAAAAATGCATGTATTCGGGATGCCCATGCTTATTACGGAAAACTTGATGGAATTGTTTTTCTAAAATGCGAAATGTCAAACTTTCATTGCAGTGGAGAATTTGAAATGGAAAACAGCGAAGTTTGGAAAAGTATGAAAATTGTTCAAGTACTTTCTGGCGGGAAACGAGATATTACAAAAAAGTTTATAAAATCATGAGTTCTCAACCTAAAAATTATTTGATAGGGTGGATTTCAAGCAAAAAAGAAATTAAGTTCGACACTTATGATTTTATGACCCTTCCCGAAGCTATAAAAGCGGCTCAAAAAGTTGTAGTTGAAAACGACGAAGAGGAAGAAGATTGGATAGTATTTGAAATTAAGGCGGTTAAAAAATATAAGTTGGTTAAAGATATAAAAGCGGTAGAAATTCCCGTAAAATCATGAAACGGTTTAAAATAGTTCATTTTGATGATTATCACGATATTGATTTTTATAAAACCACTTTCAAACATCGTTTTGAACTAGGATGTTTTAGGCCAAAAACTGGTTATAATTACAACAGATATTATGCTGTATTTTATAATCAAAAACCCACCAAACAACAAATTGTTAATAGTCTAAATCAATTAATTCAAAAAAGATATTATAATTTAGTTTGTCAAGAATTACAATCCACTAATTTAGAACTTGATGTTCGATATCCTTAATTTATGTCAAAAGAAACAAAATTCAAATTTATTATTCAACACGGTGGTCAAACCGTTGAATTGACCGTAGAAGAAGCCGAAAAACTATATAAGGATCTTTCTAAGATTTTTGACCGCGAAACTAAGATTAAATGGTATCCTTCCGAGATAATTCCCGAACCAATTCCTTATTCTCCACCCTCTATTCCATCAAGCCCTTGGGATCAAAATACAATAATTTGTACCCTATAATCTCTCCTAATATGCGCAAAACAATATTTCAGTCAAAAACTAAAGATTCCGTCTTCAAACTCCACAACTTTATCTCCGAAGTTTACCGCAAAGAGTATAAAAAATCTTCTCCCGATATGTTTATTGGTATTGAAACTGTTGCCGTCAAAAATTCGCCCGACAATTGGATATTGACCGCCGAAGGGGATCGCCAAGAGCTTGACAAGGTGGAGAAAATTGCTAAGATGATTGATGTCGAAAAACTAAATTGACAATATATAACTAGAAAATATACAATATAATTATGAAAAATAATTCAGTGAAAGCTCAAACGCCGGATCGTTACGTTGTTTTACACACTCACAAAGCCTATCCGAATTTTAATACCGAGCAAGCCGGCATTAGTTATTCTACTAAGTTGGATAATATGGCACTAAATGACAAAAATAAGGTTTCCGCTCTAAATATGGCGATTCACACTGCCTCCCGTTATCACGGGGAAATCTTTGCCGATTTCGGGGATGGAGTTTTGGAGCCAGTAAAATCGTATAAGAAAGAAATTAAGGAATAATTTTCGGTAGTTAGGTTTAGTTCGTGGTTTCATAGTCTAAATTCCCCAAGCCTAAAAAACTTGGGGTTTTTAGTTAAAAAAAATAATTAGAAAAAGTGTAATATTAAGAGTAAGTTTTTAAGCAGAAAAAATATGTCTAATAACTCTCCCGCAAAATCAGACGACAACAAAAAATTTGCATTCCAAACCCTTGAAATGCTTGCCCCGATTTTGAATAAAAAACAATTCCAACTAGTTAATTTGGAAGTCGGGCTAAAAATGGGCAAATTGTCGAAAGAACAATTTTCAGAACAACAAGGTCGAATTGCGACAGAGATTGAAAATTTGCAAAAAAGAATTTTGCGCGAGACAATAATAGTAGGGAGCTAGAATGCAAACCGATAATAATTTGGAAGATCAACCAATTAGAATTATTGTTTCTAAAGGCAAAAACATATCTGTCCAATATTTGGTCGATTTGGCGGCAGAGTGTTTTGCAAAAATTAATTCTTTGCCAGATGGAACTTTTGAAGTGACTTTTAATCCCTCTGATACTTCGCCGACTTTTAGTAGATATAGTTTATTCGTAAGTATTATTAAAAATTTTGGATGTGATATAAAAAATAATGAGTTTTAATAATTAGCAATTTTATATTATAAAAAACTAAAGCCGAAATTTTTCTTGCGCAACCGTGCTTTCTGTGGTACGGTTGTTTTGTTTTAGGAAAATCGAATTCAAAATTATGAAAATTCTATATGATAACTGGAATGCCTTAAATAAAGTTTCCAAAAATCTATCTTGTTTGATGCAGGCATGTCAATCTAACGAAGTTTCTATTCAACAATGTTTATCATATTTAGATCGTATGATTCTAGATATAAAACGTTATAATATTAATGATTTTGATTCATTAGAATGTTACGCTATTAGTTCAATGCTAGAAAATATTTCGAATAGATATAATGCAGAATATCTTTATCACGATTTAATCTGGAAAAGTGATAATAATTTTTCCATTAAATCATATTTACAAAACTTAAACAAAAAACAGCTTCAAAAACAAATCGAGCTAATTCTGATTAGAAAATTTTAAATCGCGAAAAATCCTTGTCTATCCCATTTCGTTCTGCTAACTTAGTTGGTGAAACGAAAAACCACGCAAAAACTAAAAATGATCACTTCCCTTACTAAAGATAAAAACAGTGTTGTTATTGATTCCGAACTTGATACCCAATCAACTAGTTTCGGAATTCACGATATGGCTAAGGCTTTCCACGCCATTACAACCCAAGTATATAAAAATCCCGAATTTAGCGTCATTGCTGAAATTTGTGCAAATGCTTGGGATTCTCATATTTTGGCGAAAAAACAATCGACTCCATTTAATATTCATCTTCCCAATAATTTGGAACCTTGGTTTTCGGTAAGGGATTTTGGTATTGGAATGGATCATAATTTCATGCTTGAAAAATATACTCAAGCATTTCTTTCGACAAAAGATTCCACTAATCGTCAAAATGGTGCATTTGGAATTGGGCGACTAACCTGTTTGGCGCTTAACGACACTTATTCAGTAACTTGTTATAAAGATAAGGTTAAACGCATTTATTCTGTTTTTAAGGAAGATTCCTGTCCGAAAATTATTATGTTGTCGGCAGAACCAACGGAAGAACAAAATGGCGTGGAAGTATCAGTAAATATTCCTAATCATTTCAGTTATTCGACTTTTAGTGAAAACGCCGCGAAGATTCTATCATTTTACCCCATTAAGATGAATATTAGTGGGGCGGCAAATTTTTCCTATCAGCTACCAGAATACGATCTAAGAGTTAATGACAAGGAACTGAACTTTGGATTTCCGAAAGATCGGTCAAGTTATGCAATTATGGGTGTTTATGCCTACCCTATTGATAATCAATCGCTTGATAATTTGACAGATGCCGAATTCAAAATTTTGAACAAGGGTATTCATATTTTTGTCAAACTCGGGGATTGTTCGGTAAGTCTTTCAAGAGATGGTTTGTTTTACGACGGAAAAACGAAAAAGCGAATTAAAGATGAAATTGCCAAAATTACAACTCATTATGTTGATTTAGTTAAAAAACAAATTGAAAATGCGCCTAACCTCCTAGCGGCGAAAAAGTTGTATTGGGACAATTTTAGTCATAACGGTGATTGTTATTATCTAACGCAAACCAAGAATCCAGAAGTTAGTTGGAAGGGCGTTAAGTTTAATGATTTTCATATTGAAATTCCGGCGAATTCTAAGGTAAAATGTGATAATGTTGAAATAGAAGAAAAACGAACTTGGTTAAACGATACCAAAAAAATTCTAATTAATGACAGAATTGTATTTTTTATCAATGACCTTGACAAGAAAGTTGGGATTAAATCTCGCCTAAAACATTATTATAATGATGGCGGGGGTTATGGTAAAAATATTTATTTGTTCGATAATTTGGACAAAGAATTTCTAGATTATTGTGGTTTGCAACTCTCTGATTTTCAATCCCTTAAAGCTATTGTCCCGCCACCTAGCCAAAAAACTTATAATTACGATAGGTCAAAGTGCAAAGTATTTATTTATGACGGTTCGGGTTATCGCTCTGATAAGTCGTCTTATTGGAAAATTCCCGAAAATTTTGACGAAACGGATATTGAAGACGCCGATGATGCAATTTTCGTAACTTTAGAAGATAGGTTTTATGTCGAAAGTAAATATAATCATAATGCTTTTTGGCTACTATCTAAACTACGCGAATTAAATCCTAAACTTCCAAAACTACCGGTTTACGGTATTCGTTATAAATATCCAGAAATTATTGAATCTGCCAAAAAAGTTTGGAAAAAACTTGATGATTATATTTATCAAGAGTTTGATAATTTGATTAAACAATCAAGCGAGGAAATTAAACAATATGTTTTCGAATCAAATGTTAAAAAGACTAAATTTGATACTGACGGAACTTGTTTGGATAATCTTTCGCACTTTCAATCTTATAATTCGATGATTCAGGCTTATTTTAGTCTAAGAAATAAGTTGAATGAAAAATTGGAGAGTTCTAAAGTAAAACAGATTATTGATTTTGCTGGGAATATTGATTATAAAATTGATAATACTTCGTCTTCCGAATCTAAAATTTGTGATAAAATTATTACTCTCAAATCTTGGATTGAAAAACAATATCCGATTTTAGGTGCAGTTAATATTAATACAACTTGGGAATATAATCGCGGTTATGTTATTCAAAGTAGAAAGGTAATTGAGGATTATTTGGCCGATTGTGACGCCAAAAACCCGCCTTTTGAGCTTGACCAAGCTGAAATATCTGCTATTCTGGAGGAGAATAAGGTTGAAAAATTATGAAAAATCAAATTATTGAGAAAGATTTAAAGAATTTTTTAAAAGAATTGAGTTTCGCGCAAGAGTATGATGGGAAAAACCATAAATGTTTGAGAATTAAGTTTAGTACAAATTATGATTCTGTTTTCAATATTTATTTCGACGGCAAAGCAATACTAAGTACAACCAATATCAAAGACGCAGTAAAACAATATAACAAATTATAAAATTATGAATGTAAAAATTAATAGTAAAAAAATAGAAAAGAAATTATCTTTTGATGATTTGGAGGTTGGTAAACTATATAATTATTACGACAAAGATGATGAAACCTTAAAAGGTATTGTTTTAGTTATGGAAGAAATTGATGACTATACAAAAATTAGACTTTGTGAGATTTCGGGCGAAGATATTTGCAAAATTTGGGCACAAAACCTTGATTTTGATTTTTACGATTTTACAGAATTTGATGGAGAAATTACTATTTCAAACTGATAATATAAAATTAAAACTAAAATGACAACAAAACTACCAGTTATCTATAAAAAAGATTCATTTATCACTGTAATTGTAAACAACAAACCTATTACAATTATTAGTTCGGAACCTAATTTCCAAGACGCAGTTTCAGCTTACCGTCAAAACGATTGGGAAACCTTGGCCGAAGTAGTAAATCGCCCGAAGTTAATTGAAAAATATTCGGATGGTAATATCCGAGTTTTTGACGGAGTTATTACTTATAAAAACAAACAAGTCCACAATTATGTTGTTGACAAGATTTTTGAACTTTTAAACGACGGGTTTGATATTAATCCAATTGTAAAGTTTCTTGATAGTCTAATGGCTAATCCTTCCCCAACTATTCAAGAAGAACTTTTTCAATTTTTAGAAGTTAATCAAATGGCCATTACAGAAGATGGTGGATTTTTGGCATATAAGTTGACCAAAAATGACGGAACTCCCTACTACCAAGGTGGTTCTATGGTTTATAAAGTCGGCGAAACTATGGAAATGAAGCGGGAAGATGTTTGTAATGATAGGTCGGAATGCGGTGGTCCGGGTTTATATTTCGGCAATAAAGGATATTGGAACAATAGTTTTGATAGCCAAGGTCGATATACTGGTGATGGTAAAATGTTTATCGTAAAACTAATGCCAGAATGGGTAGTTTCTATTCCAAGTTCTGAGGCGCAAACCAAGGGTCGGGCTTATAAAATGGAAGTGGTGGCAGAATATGAAAGTGTGAGGGAGACCGTTAATCGAAATTCTGTAGTAAATATTTCTGATGGTATTGAAGACCGAGAATTTGAAGATAGTGAATTTGTAGAAGGCGATCTTTTTATTCCGAAAACTCCTTCTATTAAACCTTCCATCAAAGCTCTTCGCCGCGCTAAAAATGGTCGATTTGTTAAAAAGAATGCACCAGTTCGGGATTCAAAAGGTCGATTTCAAAAGAAAAATTAACAAGGATAAAAATTATGAGACCATCTGATATTATCATCGGCCAGAAATATATACAAATCAATCATCCAGAATATGTTTATTTGGGGGTCGGAGAAAAACAAAGTTCTGGACTTATTTCCAATCGAAAACTTGTTATTATTTCCGAAGGAGAATATTATGGCCGAGTTGTCCGACCATATAAACATAACCCTAGTTTTTGGAACAATTTTGAACCAATCAAATCGTTCGCTCAAAAACAGCTCAGGGATTCGCGTGGACGTTTTGCGCCGAAATCTTGACTAATCGGGATTTTTCCGCTAACCTAGTAGAAGATTAAGATCAATTGATTTTTTGCTAGGTTATTTTTTCAACAATCAACTCTTTAATTATGCAAATTTTATCCGAACCTCCAACCGCAAAACCAGAAATTAGTGAAAAATACAATTCGCCAACCAATAAACTTTATCTTTCAGAATATGGCACGGCGGGCAAGGTTTATGCGCTAGGAATTCAAGGCGATCAAAAATTTCAAACCGAAACATTTAATTTCCTTCAAAATTATGGTGTAATTGGAGAGACTGCGCAATTTCATCCAATGTTTGATAATTTTGGATATTGTGTGGTTGAGAGGGAGTTACTATATCACGGATTAGTTTGTTTGGAACGAAATCTTTATTGGATTAATAAACGGTGTTCTGTTCAAAAAAACAAAAACACTCTAGGAAAGAGAGATTTATTTAATTGGCAATCTATTCTTGATGGCGCTGGGCGATATTATTATAAACATTTGGCAAATAAAGCATTTAGTTCGATTATTGAAGAGAATTTTATGCAATACCTAAAAGCAACTGATAATCATTATTTTCGGACGGGAAGTATTAAGGCGAAAAATTAAAAAAACGATAAAAATATAGGACAAATTATGCCAACAGGATATACATCAATTATTCAAGATTCAAAAGAATCTAATTACGATAAAATTTTTCAGCAATTCGCACTACAATGCGCTCGGGCCTTTGGGGCTTTAGTTTCGATGCGTGATGATAAATGGGACGCAGAAATTCCAGATGAATTTATAGCCAGCGATTATTATAAAAATGGAATTGCACAACATAAAAAGGAATTAGCTATTGCGCGAAAACGCAAAATGTCAGAATGGGACAAATTAGCAGAAAAAGATTATTTGGAGAAGAAAGATCATTATGGCAAGAAAATTAACGAGTCTTTTGACCGTCGCGCAAAATACCAAACTGTTCTAGATAAAGTTTATGCCTTCGAACCTCCAACGCCAGAACACGTTCATTACAAAGAATTTATGATCGAACAAATTAAAAGTTCCATCGATTTTGATTGCAGTTCTGAGTATTATACTAATGAGCTAAAGAATCTTAAACGACTTTCAGCCAAGGAATTTAAAGATCAAACGATTGAAACAATTATCAATAGTTTGAAATACGATGAAGAAAATTACGCCAAAGAAATTGAATCCGCCAAAAAGCGAACCGCTTGGGTCAAGGCATTGAAGAAAAGTCTTGGAATTAAACCCAACGGGGTAAAAGTTAAGAGTTAATTAGCCAACTACTTTGTTAAAAATTTTAGAATTAAAATTCCGAGGCGGAGATTTAAGTCTCATTTGCCGATGACGAATTAATTAGGGATTAAAATGTTTGGAAGTTCTGGACCTCGTTAAACAAAATTCCCCAAACACCTTTTGTTTAAACTCGGTCAAGAACTTCCGCTCATTTTCTTGTAAAACTTTTGACAATTTAGCTCCCCGAATTCGCAAAGCGAAAAATCTTGTTTTCCGTCAAATTTCTGATAAAGTCAGTATCTGTTGGAAAGATTGGTTTCGTCTTTTAGCCAAGGATATTAGTAGTAAAGAATTCTCTCGCGCCCCCGAGACAATTCAATTAATATCAGAAATTTGACAATTTTGTTTGCAAACTATCACTTTTAATTTTAAACTTTTAGTTTTTGAATCTTAATCTTTATGGAGAGCTAATTTTTGGCCTTTGTGCTGGCCGAAATCAAAGCTCATAGCCGAAGATTATAAAATTAGAAATGTCACTTTAAGCAACTCTGGGCATTTTAGAAAATCTAAAGTTTAAATTTCTTTTCTACGATTATTATTTTAACTATTGAAAATTTTGAATCTTAATTATTAATTGGAACGATAAGGGAAATCAGTTTTAAATTTCTAGAGTTTAAAATCAAAATACTTAGAGTCGTATTGCCAAATAATTAAATAATCAGAAACGGACACAGCTACTATCTATCCCGTTTTTAGAAAATCTTCAATAGAACTTTTTTTTATGATAAACTCCCTCCCGAATTTTGAAGTCAACCCATCCGATTTTCGCGTTGTTAAAATTCCCAAAAAGCGCAAGGGGGAATTCCGCGAGATTTGCGTGCCAAGTTTTGAGCTAAAACAATATTTGAGAGAGATTAATTTTGAGTTAAACAAGATTTCATTGGCTTTTGACAAAGAGGTTAATGGCTTTGTTCCCGGCAAAAATTGTGTCCTTAACGCCAAAGCCCACATTGGTTATAATTTTTCTCTCAATTTTGATCTTAAAGATTTTTTCGACACAGTAACTCTAGCGCAAATTTCCGAACAATTTCAAACTCTTTGCGCGAAGGGGTTTATCAACGGAAGGGCTTATCAGGGTTTACCTACAAGTCCGGCAATTGCAAATTTAGCATTTATTAAAACGGATAAACTAATCCTAAGTTGGATTGAAAATTATGTCAAAAATGTATTATTTTGCGGAGAATCTGAAAAAGTAGTATATACCCGTTACGCCGATGACTTGACGTTTAGTTTTAATCATTATGAAACTTATCACCAACTGCGGCAAAAAATCCCTTTAATTGTTGAGTCTCAGGGTTTTACAATTAATCCTCGCAAAACCCATTTACAGTCTGCAAAATTCGGGCGACGAATGATAACCGGCATCGGAGTTGATAGAAACGGAATATTTATTCCTCGCGAAATTAAACGGAAGATTAGAAGCGCAAAACACAAACAAAAATATCGGTCGTTGGCCGGATTGCAAGAATGGGCGAAATTAAAAATGCCGAATTCTAGTCCGTTGGTTAAAAATTCACTTGTTTTCAATAATTTGTCGGAAGTTAATAGAATTAATAATTTGATTGAGAAATCTAATGCGCCGACTCAGAATAATTTTGGTGTTATAACACAAGTTTTTGTTCCAAAACCAATTAACTACAATTTTATTGGTCCTATCAAAGAATGCAAAGATATTGACTTGAATAAAAAATTAAATAGCCGTGCAAAACAAAAACGCCATATTCCAAAAAATTTGACGATCAGCCAAGTTAAACGAAATTTGAAAATTAGGTCAAAATTAGCATATAAAGAAATTTTAGGCAAACAACCTGTGCAATTTGGGCATGTTAAAAATATTGTTGACGAACAAATTAAGGAACTAAACGCTGAGATTTACCGGAAAAATTCTCCCGAAAAATCCTTGACGCAACCAGAGTTTCCGGGTAAGGTAGTGGAAGATCAAAATTTGGCAGAAGAACTATTAAGTTAATTAACCCAAAAATAAAAAAATGACTAATACTTCAATTATTACTATCAATAATCTTACCGCGAAAAATCGCAAAGTGGTAGATAAAAATTGTGTTTCGACGGATTATTATTTCGGCGACAAGTTTTTATTTAACGAAGTATCGTTTTCAACGAAAAATGGAAAATCCGTTGATTATCAATACTTTACAAATTTGCAACTAACTAGACTTGCGGCGAATGAGTTGGCGCAAAAAATCAATGCGCAAACGTTTAGCAATTACGACGGTCATTCTATTTATTTTAATGACTTTAATAAGGCACTAGAATTTATTAACTCTGAAGATTTTAATTGATATTTTATTAACTCACTCAAAAACAAACACTAAATCGTCAAAATTATGAATCAAACTCGCAATCAAAATAATCCTATCGGCAATCAGAAACCCCATGCCTTTCTACTTGATTATATTAAGCAAAAATATCGAGTAGTCATCGATATTAACTATGGCAATAGCTGCTGCCCGCTTTATCATCCTATTACAGATAAACCTTATATGCAATATTGTGTTGTAACGGCATATAATAATATGGATGATTTAAATGCTGGTCGCGACGCTATTGTTAAAGCAACGAGCTATTGTTCCGAAAAAGATCAATACGACAAGCACCTCGGCCTAACAATTGCACTACGGCGACTTAATATTAAACTAAAAGACGCGGAGAAAACATCAGGATATTTGTTTAAACATTAATTTGACGGGAAATTGTATAACCAGAATTTTCGAGACAAAATCTTGACTATTCTGGTTTTTCTGTTAATTTTGACGGGAAACAAATAATTCTGAACAAAAAACTCCCTCCAAATATGAAATATCTTTTTCTAATCATTCGCCATATTTTTCCACGGCATAAATGGCAAACTTATCAAACAACCAATATGATTGAAAACGGCCAAATTATTGGTTGGATGTTTGTCCAAAAAGACCAATTCGGCAATATTAAATATAAGAAAATTTATGCATCTTCTTTTTATGACTAACTCTGAAATTCGCCAGATTTTATCGACCAAAAAGTTTAAAAGTCTAACCTACCGCAAACTTAATGGATCTATCCACAATTATCATGCCGCCCAACTAGGAGTTCACCGGGAACTAATTAAAGGTGCCCCGCCACCTTCGGAATATAAAAGTTGGAAATTATATTGGGAGAAAACCAATACTATCAATCTTTGGTGCCGAAAAGAAGGAGAAGAGGCTGCGAAATTTCGTTCTCTTAAACTTGATGGCATTATTTCAGTTAGGGCGGAAGGGTCAATATTTGAATAATTAAGGAAAAATTCTTGACCGAAATCTCTTAATCCGTTAACTTGGGGAAAACTTAGGTTAGCGGATTAATTATTTGCAGAAAGGTTAACATGGCTATTAATTTTCAACCAAAATTTGGATTTATTAGTTGGAGGGCGGGAAAGTTGTTTGTTCAATTTCTTTTTCCATATTTCGTAATTATTCGCAAAAATGGATTTAAAGTGCATTTTTGCACAGATAACAAACTAGTAATCATTAAAAACAAAAGTTTAACAGTTAGTCTGCAACTTTTGGGTTTTGGATTTGCAATTGATTATTAAAAAATGAAAACAAAACCAACATATCAAGATTTTATCAATTATAAATTTGGTGTTCAAAAAATGGGATTTGACGCTAACCGTGCTTTTCAATTAGCTTGCGAGTGGCTAAAATCAATGGGGAGTTCTTATAAGGAGGTTGTTAAAAAATCATGACTTATTATAAAACTTTTAAGCGTTCTTATAAAATTGATCCAGAAAAACCATATATTACAAATAATTTTCTTCGCGGGCGAAAAATTACAGAAGAAACAGGTTTAACATATGAGCAAGCGCGACAACGTTGCGAAGATTTTAATAAAAACCGAAATAGTCGGCAAATTCGTAAAGGTACAATGTTAGAGTTTACCGCTGAATAATATTTAAAGCATAAACTTTAAATAACAATAACTTTTAAATCATATACTTTAATATATTTTTATGCAAAATTTAATCGAAAACTCCACCGCGCAAGAAACTCCTGCCGAAAATTCAGATCGTCGCAATATCCTCGACAAATTTAGGGGTTGGGAGAATGATATGATTAAAAATTGCGTGCAAGCTAATACTATTAATGCCGCCGTCGCAATGTTCCACCTAAATGGGGATTTTAATATCTCAACACTACTCCGAAATACTAATTTTTTCGGTTTTAAAGAGTGTATTTATATTGGGAAGCGGCAATGGGATAGACGGGGAGCCGTTGGAACACAAAATTATAGTCGGCTTACCCATTTTCCAGACGAGGAGGCATTCTGGAATTATGCTAATGAGAATTATACTGTAATCGCTATTGAAAACAATATAGATTTTGAGATTGAAAATCTTTACTCTTTTAATTTTCCTTCTAATCCTTTGTTTTTGTTCGGCGAGGAGGGTTGTGGATTATCAAATGAAACTCTAAGTCGCGCCGCCAAGATTGTGCAAATCCCAAATTTTGGTTCCGTCAGAAGTCTTAATGTCGGAACGGCGTCGGGTATCATTATGTCGGAATATCGTAAATTTTTATATAAAAACTCATGAGCAAAGAACTTAGCATTTATTATAATGGTCAAAATATTCCCATTCAACAATTTCTCGACAAACTATCTTATTATTTTTCTTTAAATAGTTTGGATGGAAAACCCGAGCGTCAAAAACTCCGTGCCGAAATTAAGGGAATGCTCGAAAAAGTGGTTGTTTTAGATATTGAGAAACCAGAGCCGTTTTGACGAAACCCGATTTTCGCGTTGACTAATTGCGCGAATCGGGCTAAGATAGCGGAAACTTAGGAAACAAACTAAAATTATGACAAAAATTCGTCCATTTGCCGAAATTTGCCCGCTTTCGAGGAAAACACTTAAACAATTAGGTTTTAAGTTCACAAGTCTTCATCTCGACAAAACAAAAGATGGTTGGCTTAGACTTTATTGTAGGTGGGAATCTAATGGTAAAAAAATGCAAAGTAGGGATAAATTTCCTATTTTAGCAGCAACTTCTTTTGAAAGTTATGCTTGTAGCATGAGTTTTTCTTTCCCAGTTGAATTTAAAAATAAAAAATTTGATTATAATCTTAAAACAGAAATCCAACTTGGAATCGAATTAGAAGATCAAACTCAATTTATCGATTATACTCCTAAATTCCATGAAAATCTAAAATATGGAGTATTAGTTTGGTTTGCCCCAAAAAATTGGAATAATGGCGAGGGAGACGAAGAATTATTTAAATGGGATGAAAAATCATGAAAGAAGCCGATAAAATTTCAGAAAAACATACGTTTGTGCTAGTTACTGATTATGTTTCTGAACTTTCAGTTTCTATGGGATTATTTTTCCAAGATGAATTATTTAATGTTCCTTATCCGCAAGATTTGAAGACGCTAAACCAATTAGAATCAGAAGATAAGGTTTTGTTAAAAACTATTTATAGCGGAACTGTAGAATTCTATAATCGAAAAATCTAAAAACAAATTATATGCAAAATTTTAATGTTGGTGATAAAGTTAAGGTTGTTAAACTTGATAATCGAGCTTGGACCGAACTTTTAAAATATCGTGGCAAAACTGGTGAAGTTATCAAACCCGACCCGACAGATTGCCAAATCGAATTCCAAGATGGTAAAAGATATTTTTTTAACTATCGTGAATTAGAAAAAGTAGAAGAAGATTTTAAAATCGGGGAGGAAGTTTATGCCAATGTTCCATCACTTGGTTTTGTAAACGAAAAAGTTACAATTTTTACAATTAATCAATTTGATATTGCAGTTAAATCAAAAGAAGGATTAATTTATTGTTTTGATCCAAAACTTCTTTCTAAACAACCAATTGACACAGAAAACTCAAACGCCAAAATGAAAACACTAGAACAAATTGATAGTGAAATTAAAGATTTGGAAGCCAAGATTCGGGATCTTAAACAAGAAAAAGAAAATTCGACTTTTGAGGTCGGGGATTGGTTTATTGCCCTTAATGTTAAAGATTCCTTTGATTATCTAAATGGCAACATTTATGAAGTTGTTAATATTACTAACGAATATGATACCAAATTCCTTGTCTCTCGTTTAGTTGAAAGAGGTTTAAATACTAAAAATAACGGTCTTGATATTAAAAATGCCCGAAAAGCAACTCCCGCCGAAATTAAGGCGCATTTAATCAAATTGGCCGAGGAATCGGGATTAAAAGCCGGCGAGAGGACGGAAAGAAAAGGATTTGAGTATAAAGTTAAATCCATGAGTATTTATACTAAAAATAGCAAAACTTCCGTTTCTTGCATAGATTTTCTTAAAAAGAATAATATGAAATATGGGTTGCAGTGGGATTCTAATTCAGGTTGTTTAGAAGTATCCTATCCATTTGATTATATTACTTATCTGCAAAATAAATTCCAACCCAAAATCACAATCAACGGTTATAATGCAGAATTTTGCGAAGGGTTTGTAAAATTTGGTTGTGCATCTTTTTCTAATCAAATGTTTCGCGAAACCAAAAACTATATTGATTATGTAAGTAAAATTTGCGAATCTAATAAAACCGATCCTAAAAATTATTTTACCAACCGAAAAGTCGAAAACATCAAACTCGGCGCGGGGATTTTTACTCCGACCGATATTGAAAATATTGTAAAGCGGCTAAAGGATTAATATGCAAAAAATTGATTTAGAAAAAATCTATAACGATCCGGAGTTTTTAGCTCTAGAATCAAAGCATATACAATTGATTTCAGAAGCCAATAAAATAATTGGCGAAATTAATGAAAAATTTGGAGTGCCGATTGATTTTTTTGCTTGCCCAAATCTGAATGGATACGGAAAAATCGTATTGTTTAATAAGGAATATTCGGAAGATTTTTAATATATATAAAAAAATTATGTATTTTCGACGAATTATTATTTTGGTGTTAATTATTTCGCCATTTTTAACGCCAAAACTCCACGCCGAAAACCAAGTTATAGACGACAATATTATTTTGCAAGCAATTGCCCAAGTAGAAAGCAATGGCCAATACTGGCGAATTGGAAAACATCGAGAAAAAACAAAATATCAATTTGTCGAATCTACTTGGTATCAATATTCCGATGTTCCATTCTTTTTTATTGAACAAGGGCATTACGAAAAAGAATCCGATGTTGTTGCATATAAACATCTTGCAAAAATTAAACAGTTTTTATCTGCGCGAAATCAATGTTCTGTAAAAAATATTGCATTTATTTGGAATGCTGGTTTCGGGGCCTATAAGAGGGGTAAGTTACCAAATTCGACGAAAAGATATATGCAAAAAGTAGAAAAACAATATTATTTGTTAATCAACTCCTTGCCCGAAAAATCTTTATAATAACAAAGTAATTTTACGAGCAAAAAACTTGACGCGGAAACCAATAATGTTGTAGAAGATTATCGTCAATATTATAAACTTGCAAAATTCCATCTGTTTCGCTGGAAAAATCGACCCGTTCCTAGCTGGTTATTGCCATGAAGAAAAAAGATAAAAATCAACAAACTTTGGATTTCGGGCAAGAAATTCCCGTGCAAAAACCCATAATTGAAATTAAAAAAGCAGAAATTGTAAATTGCTCTAATTCAACAATTTATTCTAATTCAACAATTTATATTGCCTACAAAGATGGCCAATATTTTGGAGAAACGGATTCGGACAAAAAATTGATTAAAGACTTGACAAATCAGGATTTTTTGAATAGATTTGATCTAGAAAAACTAAAGAATCTCGCCGCGAAAAATGGTATTATGTCAATTTGTATAACGCACCCTTTGCCAAAATATCAACCACCGACTAAGAAGTAAAAACAATAAAAACTCCCTTTTTATTATGATTCAGCCCATTAATCAATTATCAATCGGAAGCATTGCCAAAATTCCATCCCTTCCTAATATCAATAGCATCACCGTCCTTCATATTAATTTTTCGGGCGTCCGAGTAAAAGGCTCAGAAACTTTAGATGAAAAAACTACATTTTTCGATCATATTGTTTCCGGCCAAACTCCAGTAGAAAAAATTGGATTTGACGCCAATATTGCAAATCAACATGCTGAAAAAGAAGCAATAAGAGAGGGAATTATTTTGCAAAAGGCAGAAAAAAGTCTTGCGCCAAAAGAAAAGGGTGATAAAGTAGAAGAGTCGAAAGAAACAATTCAATCAGATAACAATAATAAATTAGAGGAAACAAAAATGTCAGACGAAAATACAACTTCAGAAACTCCGGTTGCAGAAACCGCTCAAAACCAACAAGTTACAAATCAAACCTTTGTTGCGCCAACTCCCGAGTTTTCGGCCAAGGAATTTGCAGAGGCTAATAAACTCCCTTATCCTAATGCACTTGCCTACCTTAAACTAAATGCAAAAGAAGTTGGCAAGCGTTCTAATGGCCGGGGGCGTCCCACTATCCTTTATTCCCTGAAGTAATAGACTATCAAAAATTAAGAAAAAATCCAAGGGCTTAGAAAATTAAAAACTTCTAAGCCTTTTTGCTATTTTATCAATTGAGAGTTCGCTCTCACCTAACCATTAATTTTATGAACATTCCCTTTGATAATCCTAATCTTCCTTTTTTTCTTTTTAATAATTCGGTCAATTTATTTCGCTATTCAAGATTCTAGTTTTTGGGATTAGGGCAAAAAAATCGCGGAAAATTCTTTGCCTTAGCAAAGCGAAAAACGAAGTTTTTTTCTTGCGCAAACCGTTTTGGCGTGGTACTTTTGGGACAGTTAACACGAAAACCAAAAACTCCCTTCAATTATGAATTTTGATCGTCTTGTCGAAATCTCCCGAGCTTTGAAGGACGAAAAGCAAACGGGCCGGGCTTTTCATGTTACTTTTGCGTTGAGAAAGAATCGAATTATTGCCTTGGGTTGCAATGATTACACAAAGACTCATCCTCTAACTATTAATTACCAAAATCGTTTCAACAATAGTTTTAAGTATATTTCGGGTATTCATAGCGAATCAAGAATTATTAGCCGTTTGAAAATGGACGATCTTTCTGATTTTACGTTTGTGAACATTCGTATTATGAATGATGGAAATTTGGGTATGAGTGCTCCCTGTGTAAACTGCCATCAACTTTTGTTAACCTATAATGCAAACAAGCTTTTTTACTCTAATACTCTCGGCGGTTTTAGCAAACTAATTTTTTGAAAGGAATTATTATGTGTCTTATCAATCAAAGTTATCCACAATATCAAGGATCAATCCGTTGGAAATTTTTAACCAAAGAGGGTGAATTTCTTAGAAGTCCTTCTTTTATGTTTTATTGGAGTAGAGCTAATAATCTTGCAGATAATTATAATTATCTTTTTGCGAGCAGTCAATGTGGTCTTCACGTTTATCTTTTTCAACAAACCGCAATTAATGCGGCGAAAAATTGGTTTGAAGATCATTGTGATTTTAAACAAAAAGTTTTTATCGCCAAATTAAAATGCTCAAACTTTTTGGGCGGCGGCATTATTGACAAATGCGATAATTATTCTGACGGCAAACGCGGCGAACGATGGGGAAGGGCCGATATTTTGGCGATTTATGATATTGACGGGAGAGAAGTGACTAAAATGTTTTTTAAGTAATCTGAAACCAATAATTACTCCAAATGCACGCTTATTATCTAGGTGGATTTTTCAATAATCGCTATGCAATTATTTCAGATTTTGAATCAAAAGCAATTCATAATCTTGATTTTGACGCAATTGTTGTTTGTGGAATTGGGGGATTATTGTTTGGCCCAATTTTGGCCCATACTTTTAGCAAAGAACTTATTGTAGTTAGGAAACCCGATGATATTAATAACCATAGTGGTTCTATTATTGAAAGTAGGGATTTACGAAAAAAGTTTAGATATATTTTTGTTGATGACCTAATCGCGAAAGGACTGACTTTCGCCTATGTAAAAATGGTATTGGAAAATTTTTGCCCAGATGGTGGTTGTGTTGGTGCTTTTACTTATAAGGGTGGAACGACAATTTACGATGTTGGATTTTTAGAAATTACAAATACGACTGTTAATAGAACTTATAATAACAAAATAAAAGAATATAAAAAGATCATTAAAAAGTCTAAAACCTATAATTCATTTGGATGTTTAGTAACATCAAAAGATTATGTTTAAAACTCCCTTTAACACTCATTTATTTTTGCAAATCGGCCAATGCGTCCCATCTAATTATTTTAATCCTCCAAGTTTTGGCGGCAAACTAACCGATCAACTAACTTGTTTTCGCGGAGGAACTTCCGCCGAAAATTCAGAGAAACTATTATTTAGGCGAAAAATGGGCGGGTGGGTATTACAAGATATTGAGAGGGAATAAATTATGAAAAATCTAATTGAAGCACTAACTATTTTTTCAAAATATACCAACTCCAACTATCCAACAAGTTGCGAGCACGATATTTTATACGTTCAAGTTGACCCGGCAGAAGTTACTTATGATGATAAAACTAAGTTGAACGACTTGGGATTTCATGCTGATATTGATAATCATAATTTTTATTCTTATACTTTTGGATCTTGTTGAAAGGAATATTATGCAATTTTATGAAGTAGTTATTTGGACTCCTGATTATCCCGAAACAATGATTCATATTTGGGAAGACGGATCAATTGGCGATGTTTATCGATATAGAAATAATTGCCTTGCCCAAAATAATTGTCGCAATCCAGAAGATTGGCAAAGTGGTTCTAATAGTCTTTTTAGCCATTATATTGGCAAAAACAAAAACCAATTTCGCGCCAGAGCTTTCGCCCAACTAAGACGAGATATTAAAAATGGGGAATTAACTAATGACAAATTTGTAAAACTTTTGACAAAGGTTAATTGATTAGTTTGTGAGAAAATTCTTGACCAAATCGCCTGATTTTGCTACCGTTTAATTATGGTAAAACTAATTGAATATCAAACACTTGTAACAGCAACCAAGGCGTCCGACAATCAATCTCTTTATAGATGTCCGAGGTGTTTTAAATGGCACGCAAACCATTGGAATCTTGATTATTTAGCGGATAAACCAGAAGATAATATTAAATATTTTGGTCGGCAAAAATTTTGCGATAAGTGTGAGGAAACCCTTTGGAAATTAGCAGAAACGCCGGAATTTTCTAATCATCCTGCGGCGATTGCAGTAAAAAATCATTGTGAAATTTTGGGGAGGAGTTTGTAAAAAAATGAAAAACGATAAAACGGTTTCGGATATTTTTAGTATTGTCGCAATTATTATTCTAATTTATCTTGCGATTGTTTCAATTACAAAAGTAGGATTTTAAAGCCACTGACCCACGAATAAATTCGCGTGTCCTCTTTCCGTCATTTTATGCAAAAAGAATTACAAGATAATTGTTATAAACTTATTGATTTTATCAATTAAAATTCGGGCGAATAATTATGAATCCCAATTATATTACTCTAAATCTTTATCCCCCGCAAAATCCAGAACGTGCCTTAAATTGGGCTTATGGAATTAATGTAGGGCAGAATACTTTTCTTTTAGGATATATTGAAAATCCAGTTAAGAATCAAAAGTTTTTAATGGGGAAAGTTAAGAAAGCCTATAATTATGTTTTAGCAGGACAACCTGCCGACTGGCTAACTAATCCAAAATATAAGAAATTAAGATAATTGAAGAAAATTGGTTTTCGGCGTTGACTTCCTGCGAAAATCTGATACTGTCTAATTGTTGAAGGCAAGAAACGTTTTCAACAGTTCTTTTTAGAGTTCTTTGGTTTCAATTTTTAGTTAGTGGAGAAAATTGAGTGGGACTAAAAACCCCTACCATTAATTAAAAACTTTGGCGATATAGTTTAAGGACAAAACAGCTTTTTGATAAAAAGCAGATATTAGAAATTAGTTGTTTAGCATATTAGGATCTGCGTATTACACTCATGATAGTTAGTTAAAAATTTCTAATTATCGCCAATTTATTTTGCAGAGTAGTTTTTTGTTCTTTGTAGTTCGAAATACAAATAGGGCCGAAAGGATATTTGAGCCGAGAAATAATTCCCTGCTCGACTCACCAATTTTAAAGAATTATTAATCAGAAAGTTTTCTCGCCGAAAACCTTGACTCTCGCCAAAATTCTGGTAAGGTAGTCTCAAGATTAGATTTGAAGCCGATATTTGCTCATTTAATTTTTGTTCTTTTATATTTTTAAAGTAATTATATAGCTCGTCTGGTATTAGAGCTTAATAAAGAGAGTTGCAAATTTCTTTATTATAGGATTTTGAAAGGATAGGAACGACCTGTTTATTACAATTTCCGAACCGGGCATTGCTTGGTGGCGTGGTTCAAATCCACAATAGTTACTTTAGATATTTTTGTTCTTTATTCACCAATGTTCTTTTTAGATAAATTAATTGATTATCGGCGTGGAAGGACACGCAGAAATGTCGGGACCGTAACAATCTGGAATTTTTGTGGTTTAGGCTTTGATTTGGTCTCCTGTTGACACAAATTTTCGCAAGTCCGAGAGGAACCAGTACGAGCCGAGGTTTTGCCGAATATCAAGCGGAAACAAGTATCAAGCCTTGTATAATCAATTAATTTATCTAATTAGGCAATTAGTTAATTTATTCTTTATTTTAGAGAAAAACAATCTCTCCAATTTCCGCGATAAATCCCATTAGATCGTCTATCTTTTGGCGAAGGATAAGATAATAATAACTGTTAGTATGTATAATGTGGTTTGCATTGTGGTTTATGTGTGTGTAATATCCTTCGCGGAATATTTTCTTACGCAAAAAAAATTCGCGAAAAAAGCTTGTTTAGGACGGAAATTCTGCTACTCTTTAGAAAGTCAAGGTTAACGCGGCTGGCGAGCCGAATCTTAACGAAAGTTTTTTGACTCCCTCTCAAATTAGATATTGGAACTTCAACCCAAATTATCTAATTGCGAGGTTGGTTTGTAAGATAGTAATTGTCGGAATTTATTTTCTTAGCCTTCCCGGCTAATGAAACTTCGGGTGATCTTATAATCTCGATATGGTTATTGAACTAAGGTTCGATTGTAAAAACCCAGCCCGAAGACATTTTTTGTTAATTGTTCTTTTATAATCCATCGTTAGCTCAATGGTTAGAGCAGGCGACTTGAGCAATATGAGCACTACAATATTAAATGAACTAAAATTCATTTAATTAATAAGGGAAACCTTATAGTGAAATGGTGTAAATTCAATGAACGGTGTAAAATCCCAACGTTGAGCGAAGCTTTAGATTGAAAAATCTTTAGAACGTGCAGAGACCATAATCACCGATCTAAATTAAAGTATCCCGTATAATGAAATACACGCAATGTTGTTAGTTGGCAGTGTTTTACGGAGCGGAAATGTAACAAATACACCGAACTTTAACAAGATCAAGGCATGGCCCAGACCACAAACAAATATGTAAACATTAGGTTCATAGCGTGATGGTAAAATATTTGGTAGTGAAAACTATAGTGGTAAGATAATCGCCCGACCTTAGTTCAATTCTAAGACGATGGACCAATTTTTTAGTTCTTTTAAATGCCGCTGTGATGGAAGGTATACATCAAAGTCTTAGTTAAACTCCTAATAATCAATAACTTAGGAGAATTGAGCACTTAGTTAGAAATAATTAAGTGAATGTCCTTAAAGTCGGGGAAGGCTAAGTCATAGTAATATGATATGTTAATCCCGAACCAAGCATTGAATTGTATTTATACAATTTGAGGGCGTGTGTAGAGAGCAGACAGGGACAATCTGACCGTCTAATTATATTAGATAGAAGATTATGGGGTGCTCCTCGTGAATAACCAGAATCGAAAGATTCATTTCGCGAAAAAAACTTTGGCCCGAAAGGGATTGTGGGGTCGAACCCACCAGCGGCACCAATTCTTTTTACAAGATAAAAGGAGCAACTTATTAATCTGGCCTAGCCGATTAGTAGATTCTATGTTTCATAGTTTTAATGGTTACACACTCCGGAATGATTAGTTGGTAAAATTCCATCTTGTAAAACATTTTTATTGTTTGAAAGTTTAGTATTAATTAAATTAACTATAATTTCTAGAAAGGGTTTAGAAGATAATTCTGTGAATCGTTTTTGTCCGGAAGTATCAATTATACAAAGCTCTATTCCTTTTTCTAAACAAGCTTGAAATTTGCGATTGTCGTTGTTTTGAGTTTGTTTTAGTTTTTCCTCTCCGTATATTGGCTCATAGTGAAAAATCCCATTTAATTCAACCGCCAATTTTAAAGATGGGATATAAATATCAAGTTCAGAATTGATTGTATCTTTTCTGGAATAATGGATTTCTAATTTTGGGTATAAAATATTTAGTTCTTTTTCTAAAAATAATTCAAGTTTTGACCGACGATAGCCTTTAGTTTTATGAGTGTTATTATAAGTCGCGGCGCAAGATGAACAACAAAAGTTATTCGGATGTTTTTTGACTTGACTAGCAACTTTATAAAATTCTTTGCCGCATTGTTTACAAGTTACCAATTCTTTTGTTATATGCGCCTTGTGTTGGCACTTTCCAGAACAATATAATTTATCAATTTTTGATTTTTTAATACGATGCTTCAAAAATCTTTGAGCAATTGTAAACTCTTTATTGCAATAATCACATTCACAGCGAATTTGCGCGTTATATTTCTTGTCTAAATAAGATTCTAGTATTTTCATAATTTTTAATGTTACATCTAGTAATACACTAAAAACTTGAAATTTATTAAGAATCTTATCTAGAATACTATTTTCTTTTATTTTTATGATCCTGTAACGCCGATGGTTTCTACCCATCCCAATCTAGGTTTTCATTAACCTTAAATAAAAAAGCGTAATTGGAAGGTATGGGCGTTCAACTCGCCTCAGGATCTCCATTTTTATTATCAACTTACCAAATCCCCCAATATGCAAATCCACATCCTCCTTCTAAAATACTTTATCAATTTCCATGACGCCGACGATGGAGATTGTTATGCTGGCGAGGGTAGCAAAATCATTAAAGTTTTTGCCGACAAACAAAATGCCGTCGAAATGGCTAATCGTCTAAATCCAGTATTGAAAAGTGCGGAGAAAGAAGATATTATTTTTCCAACTCAAAAATACAACGGAATACTTAAACAAGAATTAGGATTTGATCGATTTGATATTGATGACGGATATGATTTTAATCTAGTAGTTGAAACGTTTGAAATTGAAAATTAGACGAAAAGATTTTTTTACAAAAATTCCTCCAAATAATTCCCTCTCAAATTTTCCCTTTTAGTATTTCTGCTTAGCAGAACGTTTTTGCAAAGCAAAAAATCTTGACTAATTGGGAATTTTGGCGCATAGTAGGGTCGAAATAAAAACCACGCAGAAAAATATTATGAAAAAATTCCAACTTCAGTATTTAGAAGTAATGTTAACTAGCGAAGAACTTACTTCTTATTTTAAGATTTTTGGTGATCGTTTTTGGAACGATACCGAAAATCAAATATTTATTCCGTTAGATCGTCTTAGCGAAAGCGATAATTTTACCGAATTTTTTGACAAAATTTGCAACTTTTTTGGAACAATTAATCTTGATCTCGTTAGTGGAATTTATATTGATTGCAATAACCTTTTGGTCGAATAACTCTTCAATATGAAAACTTTTCGCGTAGATGTTTGCTGCCGGTGGATTAGTTGGCAAAATAATCAAGAACGCCAGCAAGGAATTACTACAAAAATTTATAAGGTTCACGCCAATGATAAACATCAGGCTTCTATAAAAGCCGAAGATATGGCGTCAAGGGATGGTAATTTTAATCTTGGAAAACCAGATGAAGTAACTGCAATTGAAGTATTTTAGAGGGAAATATTATGCAAATTGATAATGATATTTTTGATGATTTTAATAATCAGATTGATAAACTCAAGCAGGAACTTTCTGTAAAAACTCCACCCGAAAATTGTTCGGTCGAAACAATTAATGGTTTTTATTCAATTATTGCACGTCATTTAAATCGCCTAGAAATTGCGCGACGAATTTTTAACGAATATGCAAATTCTGGAATTGTAAAAATCCCCGATTAATTATGAAAAAATCATTGCAACAAACAATTTCAGACCTATTTGATAGTTTTACAGCTAATAATTCCAAACTTATCACCGATTATTTTTATTCCAAATATTCAACTGGATATTTTAATCATACCACTTTCGTCTTTCCGGGCGGATTAATAGACCACAATCGTTATATTAGAGAGAGGAATGAGTTTATCGTCGGACTAATTAAAGATAATTTGCCGAAAAGCTAATATCGAAAAAACTCTCGCCGAAAATTTTTCTCTTTAGAGAAATGAAAAACGAAGTTTTTTCTTGTCTAACTCGTTTTTTCTGCTACTTTATGGGGAGTTAAGGCAAATTCTGATTAAAAAACCAAAAACCAAACAATATATTACAATGTCCTCTAATATTGATATTAAAACCCTCGCCGAAAAAGCATTGGTTACAAAAGTTTCCATTAGTTGCTTTAATGGAATCGTTCAAGACAAGCAAATTACAAAAGATACTAATGACGCCAACGGTGTTAAAGGCAAGCGGGGAAGTTATACAAAGCGAATTTTGCAAGGCGATCATTTTAATGCAATGCAAAACAATCAGCAAAAGATTCGCAATTATATTATGGGAATTTCACTTCCTTGGCTTGACGGCGGTTGGCGATTGATTAAAAGTGTCGATTTTATTGAAACAAAGCGGAAACTTGACGAATTGATTGCCGATTTTAATAAGTCGGTAGATGATTTTATTGCAAATTATCAAGTTATCAAACAAAAAGATATGGTCGAATTGGGGTCTGCTTATAATCCCAATGATTATCCTAATATTGAAACCATGCGCAATAAGTTCGGCGTAAAGTTTGTTGCCGAAAAGATTGCGGAAACTGATTTTCGAAATAGTGGTTGGGATGCCGCTATTATTCAGGAAATGCAAGATAATGCACTGGCGGAATTTGAAAGTCGGCTAAATGCTGGTAAGGTTGAGATTATTACTCGTTTGCGCGATGAATTGGCGCATTTGGCGGAGAGGCTTGCAAAAGGATCTTTTAAGCAAAATAGCTTGACTAATATTCAGGAGGCTATTGCATCGATTCGCAATCTTAATATTACCGATGATTCTGCACTTGAAACTCTTGTTTCTAATATTGGTGCGATTATTCCAACCGATGCGGAAGAAGTGCGCGATTCGCAAACTAAAATTGATGAAACAAAAGAAAATGTAAAGGTTAGTATTGAGGCGGTTGACGATTTGATTAGTGATGTTCTCGGTTAATTAAATATTATTAAACCTCCCAAATGCACAAATTCTCGTCATAGTTGGAAACCTGTTGGCGGTTGCAAAGAAAATCCCGGATATTGGGGAATCGGTGGCTCTGCAATTGCTTATGGCGAAAAATGCCGGCATTGTGGAATGGAAAGAAGCCGAGTTTTTGGCGATGTAAATAAATGCGGAAATAGAAATCATGGTTGGCGATATTCTCCGGAATATTAATAATTAGTTGTTGAAATAATATCAATTAGCCAATTTGCTTATTGCCGATTGGCTAATTTATTTTTATGACAAATTTCAAAGTAGGACAAAAAGTTAAAACTTCAAACGCCGAAGTTGGCAAAATTATAGAAAAACATCCTGTTATTTCAGAAGCTTGGAATATTAAAATAGAGAGAAAATTTGGGAAAGAAATTGAAAGCGTGACGGAATATTATTTTGAGGAAGAAATTATAAAACTTTAGGTTGTTGGTTGGTTTAATTGATAAAATTTATCAACTTTTTCTTTGTATCTTTCTGCCCATTTTATATTTCCATTTAGATATTTTACTTTAATTAACTCGGAATCTATAACTGGATCAATGTATTTAAAAGTCCAACCTCTTTCGGAGCAAACTTTTTCAGCCGCTTCGCGTTTCGCTTTATTTTCAATGGTCGATTGAAGTCTAACTGGTTTTATCTCAACCCATTGATTATCAATAAGGTAGTCACCAAAATAATTACGGGTTTGACCATTATAATCAATATATTGAACTGCATATTCTCGTTTTTCTAATGATATATAAGGTTTGTTGTTATCTATAAGGTCGATTAATATCATTAATTCGCGAAGGCTTCTAAAGTAAACGTTTTTATACCAACCTTTCCAACCGTTACCGGAGCCTTGCGGGCTAGGTTTTCCATACATATGATTATTTTTACCAGACATTTGAATTCTTCTCTTCTCTTTCATTAATTCCATTCTTTTATCTGCTTCTTCTTTCCCATATTTTTTTAACCAAACAGAATAAACAGAACGACCTTTCATTGGATTATTTTCTGTACTAATTTTTCGCATTTTTTCTAAAAATTCTGGAGTCTTCCAAACAGCGTATCCACTATCTTTTCTTTTTTGTCGCGCTTTTTCTATTCCCTCTTTTGTATATTTTACTTTACATTTATTACAACTCCTCCGTTCCTTATTTGCGACGGAAGCGTTTCCCCTTAAAGTATAAAAAACAACCGATTTACATTTTGGGCAAATTCTAGTATATTTTACTTGACCGTCTATTATTACTTTATTAATGTTATCCATAGGTTTTATAAGTTCACCCACAAATACACTAAAAACATATCCTTTTCCGGGAAAACTAGAAAAAAGTAAATTTTAGTTGATTTTTTGAAAAACGAGAAAAGACTTGTGCAACGGGAATTTTTCTGCTATTTTCGAGAATCAGCCAAAACTCTAACCACATATCATATGAAACCGTCTCAAGTTATCGAAGTTCTTAAGGTTGCTTATGTTAATAATCGTCGAGTCTTGCTTACGGGCTCGCCGGGAATTTCCAAAAGCGAAATTATGAAACAAGCTGCTAAAGAAGTTGGTTATGAAATTGTAATGCTTCACCCTGTTGTAAGTGATCCGGTAGATTATAAAGGATTTCCGTTTGTAAATGCGAATGGCGAAGCCGATTTTATTCCCTTTGCTACTTTGAAAAGAATGATTGATGCGGATAAGCCAATTATTTTTGCGTTTGACGATTTAGGTCAGGCGCAACAAAGTGTGCAAAGTGCTCTTATGCAAATACTTCTGGAACGCGGGGTAAATGGAAAAAAGATTTCCGATCATGTTCGATTTGTAGCTGCAACTAATCGACGCAAAGATAACGCTGGAGTTGGAAACCTTATTACCCCTCTTCTTAATAGATTTTCTTCGATTATCGAATTAGAGCCTAATGTTGAAGACTGGTGCGCGTGGGCACTAAAAAATAATGTTCCAATTGAAGTTATTCAATTTATTCGATTCCGGCGCGAACTACTTTCTAATTTTAAAGCCGAAAAAGATATAAAGAATTTTTCGTCACCTCGCAGTCTATACGAAATGGGGTTATGGATTCAACAAGGAATTTCTGATATTGAAGTTCTAACTGGTTGTGTAGGAGAAGCTTGCGCAGTAGAGTTTCTGGCTTTTTACAAAATTTTTCAGTCAATTAGTAATTTGCCCGACCAAGTATTTAATAACCCCCTTTCCGCCAAAATTCTTGATAAACCCGATCAAATGTTTGCATTGTTGGGTGTTCTATCGAAACGTGTAAACGACGTTAATATTACCAATCTCTTCAAATATCTTGATCGAATTCCAAAAGAATTTCAAATGGTAGTTGTGTCGAATATTATTTCTGGCAAACCTGAATTGCAAAATACAAAAGCTTATATTGATTGGCAAATCAAAAATGCTGACATGATTTGAGATATAAAATGGGCCGGAACTAAAAAATCCGGCTCTTTGTATTGCAAAAAAATCCCTCTCAAAATTCTTGTGCAACGGGAATTTTTGTGCTATCTTATTTCAAATCAGAAAACTCCCTCCAAAAATGAATCGCGCAAATTTACCCAACAAACTAGTCAAAGCTATTAACGCTCTAATACTAGACAATCCATTTTTTGCAACAATAGTATTGCAACGCGATATTATTATTGACGAATCTTGTGATACTGCATGGACCGATGGACCTACAATTGGATTTTCGCCTAAATTTATTGAAGAAAACGATTTGGACGTTCTAAAGTTTACTTTAGCTCACGAAACTTTGCATATTACAAATTGTCATCACACTAGAATGAATGGCAAAGATTCTGAACTTTGGAATAAAGCCGCCGATTATGCAATTAATTGGCTACTTCGCGAATATGGATTTAAATTGTGGCCGAATTGTTTGATTGATAATAAGTTTGCAAACAAATGCGCCGAGGATATTTATCGGACTTTGCAATCTGAGCCAAAAGACCCGAATAAACAAAATGGCCAAAATGGTGGAAAATCCGGGCAACAAGCTTTCGGCGAAGTAAGACCGTGCCCAAAAGGTAAAGAAACCGAATTAGAAGAAGAAGCAAAGATTCAAACCAAGCAAGCCGCGCAAATTGCGAAACAGCAAGGCAAGTTGCCAGCCGGAATGCAAAAAATGTTTGATAATGTTCCGGCAAATGTTGATTGGCGTGAGGCTCTAGCCCAATTTGTATCAGTTGTCTCAAATAATGATTATTCTTTTAATAAGGTGAATACTCGTTATAGTCAAACGGGATTTATTTTCCCCGGACTTTATAGTAAAGAGATTGGCAATGTTATTGTGGCATGTGATACTTCGGGCAGCGTTACGGCCAAGGAAGTTAGTATTATGATGAGTGAGCTTATTAGTATTTTGGAAAATTTGTCGGAACGCCAAGATATTGAAGTTCCAACTATATATTGCGATTCACAAGTTAATCATTTTGAAATTTTGACTAGTGGTGATGTTCCCAAACCAAAAGGTGGCGGCGGAACTGATTTTCGGCCACCTTTTGAATATGTTAATAAGAATTTGGAAACTCCCGCTTGTTTGGTGTATATAACTGACGGCTATTGTAATTCATTCCCTGAAAATCCGGGCTATCCTGTTTTGTGGGCGTTGTTTGTAAACAATCCCTCTTTCAAACCTCCGTTTGGCGAAGTTGTATATATTTCGCCGGGAAGTTATTGATGGGATGGGAAATTAATATATTAACAAAAGTATGAAAACCAAATATTATACAATTTTATTTTATGGCGATGGGTATTCATTTGAATATCTTGGAGAGTTTGAAAATTTTACGAATGCACAATCTGCGGCATGGCTTAAATCTACAGCAAAACTTAATGTAATTTCAGAATCGTTGCTAAAAGATATGATTAAAACCATCAACCAAATGTTGGCTAAATCTTAATATGAAACCTTCAATCATTGATTCTATTGACTATCCGGGCGGATTTATTGTAACTGGCGTTGATCGTGAAAATAAACGATTCAATCGGCGCTTTGCATCTAATCAAATTCATTTTGTTTTTAGTATTAACCTTTGGCGCGGTCATGTTTGGGGTGTTAATAAAGACGGAAAGCGAAAGATGCTTAAATCAGTTTATAATTAAAAAACGGCAAAACTAACAATCCGATTATATTAGTTTATAGTCGGACGATTTATTTTATCAAAATCCCACCGAAATATGAAATTCCAAACTTTCAAATCTGCATCCGATTTAGTTTTAGCCGCGAATCTTGCAATTGAAAATAAATTGTTTATTCCAAATTGGGGATTGATTGACGATTTGAATATTATTGCAAATTGGTTGAATGCAAATTATAAACTGACTTCCTCTTTTAAAATTGTCCTTTGTTTTTCTAGCGGGAAACCAATTGCAATTAGTCTTTTTGACAAAAAATCTAAGCAATTATCAACTTTTGTTAAACCTCTTTATCGGAATCGGGGAATTGCAAAGAAATTAACGGAAATTCAAAATATCCGGTCTTATTGTTGGGTTGGAGAGGGTAATAAATATTCTGCCAAATTTGCAAAATCGGTGAATTTGGAATATAGAAAAAATTAGACGGAAAATTCTTGTCTAGCGGGAATTTTTCTGCTACCTTAAAGAATCAAAGGAGATTTTATGCAAAAACAAACTTACGTTGTCAAATTTGATTCGCGCAATCTTTATTGCGACAATCTTGTTTTTATTGGAACGGAAGAGGAATGCATTAACTTTGCTTACAAAAATAATGAGCAAAGCCGCAAAACCGGCGATTATTTTCTTTATCGGGTTCGCGATTTTTTTAATGGGCGATCAATTTATATTGATAATAAGTTCGCGGGCGAATTCGTTGAAAATCTAACTGATTATATTGGTGAAACCCTAGAATGGCGGCAAAAACAATTGTCAAAAGGTCCAATTGGAGAACATAAATTTGAAGGAATAAATTGCCTACCATACAAAATTTATGGTCGGCGCAAAGTGTTTTCTATTGAACACGGATCTGTTAATCAAATTTTGGTTAAAAATCTAACTGGCGATGATTTGGTTTGGATTAATATTTAAGGAATTATTTATGAAAACTTTTTCTACTCTTAAAAATGTTCCGGGAGTTCCTGATAATTATTTTGGTTTGATTTTCGGACAGCAAATCGAATATCGTTATAAAATTGCAGATTATACAAAAACGGCTAAGCAAATTCATTTGTCGCAAAAACGCCAATCTTATAAAAAGGCGATTAGAGAATTCGTAGAACTTTATCGTCCTATTAATTATTATATTCCGCAATTTAATTGTGATCAATTTTGTTCAGATGATTCTTTTATTGTTTACTATAATAATTAACTTTCTTTATTTATGAAAACAGCTTCCACCCTCTGTTATAAACCCTATAAATGTTCCCAATGTGGTTTTGAAAAACAAATTCAAACAAATCATTTCGGCGAATGTTATTCGCTTGGCAATTATAATGCCTGCCCTAATTGTGCGCCTTTTAAACGGCCGACAACTTGGATTTGTCAACTAGAGTGTCCGCCAGATATGCAAAAGCCCGAACCGTGGAAAACGGTAAAATTAAGTGATGTTTGCGAAATTGTTAAAATTTAACAATAATACTATGAAAAATCAATATGCTCTTATAGTTAATGGCCGATTTCATGAAATCGGCGAAGAAAATTATATCAATAATCTTTTTAATAATCGAACAAAAGATGGTTCGGTTGTTTTTATTGCGCGAGGACATTTCAATAAAAAGATGATGGGAACTAATTATAATTGATAGAATTATTATAGAAAAAATTCCCGCCGAAAATTCTTGTTCAAACTGATTTTTTCTGCTACTTTTGAGAATCGACCAAGATTGTAACTAAAAACTTCAAAAACGAGGATTTATTTTATGATTGCAAACCTTACTCTCGCCGATTTGTCTAAACTTTCTTATCGTTCAATTCTTTGTCATAAAGTTTTGAAAAATGCCGATGAAACGGCTTTGCGCTGCCGAGTTAATGGTAAAATTAAAACTTGGAAAACTCGGCCGAATGATTTTCAATTGCCAGTTAAACATGGTTTGCGCGATTGTTTTTATATTAATCAGAATACTATTGGCGACTGGTATATTGAATAATTACCAGAATTTTAACATTTAACTGGATTTTTTCTATGAAAACTTGTGATATCAAAGCTGGCCAAAAATATATTCGAATTGATCCTATTACTAAAACCCAAACTATTTATTTGGGTATTGTAAAGGAAGCTTATAATCCAGATCGCATTGTAAATCGCGATTTGATTATTATTTCTAGCGAATTTCCTCATTTAGTAGGTCAAACTGTCAGAAAATTTGGAGATAAATATGGTCGGCGCGAATTTTGGAATGAATTGCAGGAATATAATAAAGATGTGACTATTTGAGTATTTTTCTTTGTTTATTATTTTGCCCGGCAATTAATTTTGCCGGGTTTTTTGTATAAAAAAAGAAAGAAGAAAAAATTTCTTGTCTAAACGGAATTTTTCGGCTACTTTACGGGACAAACAAAAAATCATGAAAACATTGATTCAAATTCTTAGTTTTTGGGATTGCTTCGGTTTCAAGGGAATTATTTCTCTTTTTCGTAAAGTTAGTTGGATTCAAGATATTAATCTTGCAAACAACGGAATTGATATTATTTCGTTTGATAAAAATGCTGGTTATTTTACCGGCACTTATTTTCAAATGCGCAAATTCACCAATAGTAAATAAGAATTTTTCAAACTAATCCAAGTTATAAACTAAAACAGAGGAAAAATCATGAATATGCAATCTTTTTTTAATTCTCTTTCGGTTGCTGAAAAGGTTGAACTCGACGATCTTATTTATGTTTGGAAAAAGCAAAATGCTACCGAAGTTGCTAATTCTATTATCTTGAACGAAATGGAGATTGCTGATGTTCAGAATAATTTGAAAATCGAAGCGATTAAATCTATTAAAGATCGTTGCGGTTGTTCTCTTCTTGCCGCTAAAATTGCGGTTGATAATTTTGAAGAAAAGATTCGTTTGATTGGGCTTAAGAAGTAGTTTTAAGTATATTATTTCTAATCCGCAATTTGGACTAATAATCCGGTTGCGGATTTTTTGTATTTAAAAATTTAAGATTCTATATTATAATCCAATATCTGGTATAATTATATTTATTTATAGTCTGAAGAATTTTATCGTTTAACAGAAAATTGATTGTTGAGTCAACTAGTCAACAAATCAGAGAAACGGCGCAAGGAAACCGCGCAAATCCCTAGTGGGGCGGACAGTTGAGCCGGCCGGGAAAGGGGGCGGAAGGTGGCAGGAAACGAGCAATTGGGCGACGCGAGAGAGTTTGGGCGCGGAAGTTCTCCGCCAAAAATTGAAAATAAATCGCCAAAATACTAATAATTGGTCAATGTTAAAGTATTTTCAAATGAGTTTGCAAATCAATAATGGTTATTTGACCTAATTATTAACTGGTTTGACGAATTAATTTTGGCGGTGAATTATTTATCGAAAAAATAAATAGAAACTTTATTGTAGATTATAAAGTTTGGTTGGTGATTTATTTTTTGGCGGCATTTTGATTTCGCGGCAGAGTTATTTTTCGCGGTGGAGTTTGCAAAGGAAATAATGCAGAAAATAAATACGAAAATAAATAGAGAAATTGATTTAATTTACCTATGGAAATAAATAGAAAAGACGAATTATTTATTGACTGATTTTTCAGTCTAAAAATAAATAAGACAAATAGAAAAATCTGATATAGAAATACTATAAGGAGATACTAGAAAGAATAGAAATGATGTTTGATTAATTTTTATGTATGATTATAAAATTAGGCTTTTATATTATACTATAATAAATCTCCCTAAAATAAATCCTCCTATCATTTTTTGTATATCACCTGACATTTTTTGCTAGTCAAATTGAAATTTCTGGTCAAAAATAATTCCTTTATCCTCTTTTTCTATGTTTACTACTAGTATTTTCTTCAATCGGCCGGGTGAAAAGTTATAATAGAGGCAAATGGCCCTATTAGTAAATTACTCATCTAGGGTAAATTACCTATATGCTATTTAATTTTTCGCATTTATTTTTAATTAGCCTCCTAACTATATTTGCATAAAAGTGTTTTTTGACTATAGCTTGGATTCAAATTTTTCCGGGTTTAATACAAAAAATCACCATTTTTAGCCAAAATAAATAGTTTGACGAATTATTTTATTTGTAGGGTAAAATACCTATATGCAAACATTAAATTTCCGTCCTATAATAGAGGCTTTCGGCCCTAGTGATTTGCAAACACAAATGAAAAACGGCAATTATTTTATCTACCACTAATTATTTTTTGCTTTCAACTAATTATTTTTTGTTATTTTGGCTATTTAATTTTGCAAACCAATTTTTTGTCTAATTATTAATTTGGCCTATAATTATTTTACAAAAAGTTCCTCGCAGAAAAAAATTGTCTAATCTCTTTTTCTGTGCTACCTTTAGACAGTTGGGCGATTTCTGCTCAAAAGTTTTATTTTTACCCTAATATAAAACAATAAAACCTTTATTTTAACTATGAAAACTTATGTTTTTAAAGTTATTTATGGCGATGATTATTTTATTGAGGAAGTCATCGCGGATTGTATTCAATCGGCCGAAAAAGAAATAGAAGCTCTTTATATGTATTTTGGCAAAAATTATTATTATCGTTTGATCAAAACGAAGTAATAAAAACCATTCCTAATATGAGCTATAAAATCACCGCGTTTTCTAACTGGCAACCGCCACAAGTATTTTTCGCCGAAAGTATTGAAGAAGCGAAAGAAATAAAGGCCGGACTGAAAAATCAACAGTATCTTGTTGAAATTGAAAAAGTTGCAGAAATTGTAGAATAACAGCAACAATAATAATATTTCATCAAAATAACCCCTCCAAATTATGAAAAATAATTCAACTAATAATACAATCGTCGATAAACTCCCAGCGAATTGCGAATTTGTAGAGACAAATTTTTACAAAATTTATCGTTATTATGCCACTGATATTGTCAAAATTGAAAATGATAATGTTGGAACGAAAGTTACTTTGCAAACTGGAGGTTATTATACAAAATCGACAAAAATGCATATGATTAATTTTCTTGCCCGAGAAGGAATTAATATCGATATTGCGTTTAAAATCGGAAAATATAGTGTCTTTTATAAGGGGCGGGAAATTCCCTTTAATATGAAAGATGTTTGTGAGTTTTATTGCTAGACTTTTAAGTTTAAAGACTAAATGGCGCTTGTAAATCCCTTATAATCAAATAGATAGCTGCATAGTAACTAATAAATAGCTGCGCGGCGGCTAAATAAACGATCTATAATTATGATAAACAACCAATCTGCAAATAATAATAACTCGGCAAATTCACAAACTGATCTTTCAGAAGACGATAAAGCGCAAATAATTAAATCGTGGATGGGATAATAGGCAAAGTGTTTGTTTATAGGCGAAATAAATAGCTGAAAATAAATCCTTTTAACCTAAATACTCCCTCCAAATGATTATTTTATTCGTCCTGTTTGCTTTAGTTATTTGCAATAAAGTTTATAATAAGATTGCGAGTTGATAATAAATGGCGAAATAAATAATAGATAGCGCAAAATAAATGCCCGATGATTAAGTTTGTCGGGTTTTTGTTTGCAAATATAGTATCCTAAAAGTGAATACACAAGAGCGAAATATATAATATATGTTATTATAAAGGTCTGTATCTGATTTATAATAACGAATTATATGTCATTGATCTATAACTACTTATAATAATCAGTTGAATTGTATTATAAGTTTGGGTATATATTTTTTGTCAATAGATTATATGCCAAATTTACATATTTTTTACAATTTTGTCCTGTTTAATTTTTTACTTATTTTTTACCTTTAAAGTCTTGAGTATTTATTTTTCGATACTATATCCACAAAAACACTACAACGCAAAAGTCAAACGCCGAAAGTGTCGTCTAGCATTTTTACAATTTTTTTACCATACCCCGTGGTGGTGGTCCCCTACCCTCGGCGGACTTCGCCTGTTGAAAAAAGCCTAGCAGATTGGGTGGAAAGGTCAAGCGCCCAAACGTAAAAATTGTGTAAAGATTTGCAAACCAATGATTTGTAAAAAGATTGTAAAGAACTACTTGCGCCAATTATTTTGTTGCCTGATTTATTTTGCCAGCTATTCGCGCGCACACGTTACGCGCGCGCATATTATTAAACACTAGAAACGTAAGGACGAGAGAACTACGCAAACCTTGTCAAGTAAACCGGGACTTTTTTACAAAACATTTACTTCGTGTAAAAAACAGAAAAACGCGTCGAAGGTGTTGACGGAAACTAAAGGAGGGTGTTTGTTGTGTGCATCGAAAGGGAGCATCGCTCCTAATCACCCACCCAAACGGGCAATTGCCCAAACCGTCAGAACGAAAGTCAATACTATGGCCAAAAACGAAAAGAATAGCACCGCCACCAAGTCCGCCACCGCTTCTTCCCTTGCTCGCCTTGCCGAAATCAAGGCGAAACAGGAAGAGGCTCGTAAGCTCCTCGCCAGTCTGGCGCAGGAAGCCGAGAACGAGAGCAAGGCGATTAAGGAGGAGGTCGCCGACAAGATTGCGACGCTACCCGAGCTTTTCGGCGTCGCCACTGTCGCCGATGTCCGGTCCCTGATTTCGGACTATCTCCGCGCCGCTTCCACGGGCAACTCGCCTCGCACGAAGTTTTCGGCCGAAACGAAGGCGAAGGCCATTGAGCTTTACAAAGCCGGTCGTAAGGCCGATGCCACCACCGAGGAACGTGTCGCCGGGCAACGTAGTGCGATCATGGAAACGATCGGATGCAGCGCCCCGACTCTCCAGAATTGGCTCGACGAAGCCGGACTTGTCAACAAGCGCAATGCCGTCGCCTGATTGGTCTCCTATTCGTGCCCTCATTCGTGAGGGCATTTTATAGCAGATTAACTAACACCCCCAAACACCCATGAAGTCCCCTCGTTTTCTCGTTCAAGTTGCCGAAACCATCGTTTGCGCTGCGATTGGCGCATTGATCGGCTGGCTTGCTTCCCTTGCTCTCTAACAATCAATTTCCCCTCTTTATGCTTTCCCTTTCTCCTACCCTCGCCAAACGGGTGGCAATTGCCCTAGAAACAGTTGCCCGCGCCCCCCTTGCTCCTATCGTCAACCGTGACACCCCGCGCAACTTGTCGGCCCTTCCGCCTTCTATTCGTGCGCTTCCTGTTGAATTGCAGGTTGCGGAATTGGCAAACATGCTGGCCGATGCCCGCGCTCAGCGAAACGACCGCAACGGAGTTGTGCAGGATTTGCGCAAACGCCTTATGTTTTCGGAGCAAGCTTGCGGACGCGCGTTGCGCGAACTCGACCACGCCAGACAACAAATCGAAACCCTTTCCCGCTAGTTTTATAAAACCCCCGGTTTTGCCTAATAAGCAAGCCGGGGTTTAACTTTGCCCATATAGTATCTATAAACTAATGACATATAACAAAGAGGGGATGGAATATATAGTAATCAACAATCTAATACATGCAATATAGGGTATTTACCCTAGAATGACACGTAGGTAATGGATCAATACGGACGTATGGAGAAAGTAGATATGTAACCATAAAACCAATATGCAATTTGTATTTATAGGGTGAATATGGATGTAGTTATAGGGTGTATACCCCTTTTACGAATTTTTTACAATTGGGTCGGCGGGGTTGCGGCGTGCATGGCCCTCCTCCACGCAACATCAATATTAAAATTAAATAACATTTTTTATTATACTTTTTCTGAATGATTCTTTGTATTATTGGTATATCAAACTCATACCCATACCCCTTTTAAAAAATCCTAAAAATCTTTATAGAAAAATTCATAAAATTATTTAATAAAAATGGGGAATATCTTCTTATGTAAGATACAAACAACATTTATTTTAGAAAAGTTTTATTATTTATTCTAAAGAATCTTTTATTCCTTCTTTGTATCCTAATTATCTATCCCGATATCAAACCCAAATCTAAGAACATTTTTTATTCTTCTCCTTGTAGAATAATCTACCTATTCTTTATCTCTCTCTTACTATTTTAATACTATCCTTTGAAGGGGCATAGGGGTATTATTTATTGGAAAACTAATTTTTTATCAAAATAATTACTTCAAAAAAATAAAAATTTTTGAACTAAAAATTTAATTCAATTTCGTCTTTAATATTTTTAATAATATAAAGAGCCATTATAATAAAGAATAATACCATAAATAAAAAGATTTGTTTACTTACTCTCTCTATCCTAATCTTCTTTCGCCGAAACTCAAGCGCAAAATTGATTGGCGATTTATTTCGGCGGGAAACTCCTCGCCCGGCCGAATGTCATTTTCTGAAAATCTGGACGCGCCAAAATTCCGAAATAATTACTTAAAATTAAAAAATTTTCGGAAGAGATTTTTACAAAACCATTTTTTAAAATAATTGAAAATTAAAATCATTATCGAAAGCGTCAGAATCCGGTAAATTTAAACTATCGACATAAAGCTTGCAACACCAGTTAGCCAAAAATAATGCAGAATAACTATCCTTCCTCGCCCTATTAGGATTTTTATTCCGGCGAACACTAGACGGTAAATCATAAGAAACAGAACCTAATCTACTAACCGTTGGTTCTATTAGCGCACATTCTTTTTTTGTCTGATCCATCAGTAAATCTTGATTTTGAATAAAATAATATTGATCGCCCGCGCTACTATTCTTGCCATCTTTATCGGTAAAAGTAGTAACGAATTCGGGATGAGTTTTATAAATATCCCCAATGTTAATCATTTGGAGTTTTTCAACCAAATTGGGAACCGCGAGTGCTTTGCCCGCAAACAATAAATCACCGAAATCAAAACAAGCTTTCATGTACTCGTTTGCTGCTTTTTGGAAAGATGCATGAAAATATTGTTTTTGAACAATCCGCTTTGCGACTAAAGAATAAGAGTTCCTAACTTGCTTAGTTAAATCCTCAAATCCTTCGCGGGTAGAATCCAATTCAATAGGTAGTAAATTAATATTTTTTAATTTAAATAATTCCGATTCATTACAAATATTAATAAAATCCATATTGTCACCTTGGGAAGTATCGCAACCAATATAAACAATATTAAAGTTTCGGAGCAGGTAATAAAAATAATCTATATGATGTTTTAGTTCAACGCCCGCACAAGCATATTGATGAACTACCAGCCCAATTTTTTTATTATTTTTAGGATTAGTAATTATTTTTAATACGCACATCGCGAAATGGTCAGAACTTTCAGACGCTGACATATTAGGATCAATACCAAGAATATATTCTGCTGATGGGTCGCCCTTTATTTCGATTGTCGGAGTATTACCGTCTGGAATTGTGCATTCAGCCATTTTTTGCGCGGAGAAGTATCCATCAGAATTTTGAGTGAAGATTGCGCGATATTCTCTATCAATAACAGATTGCGGGATTTGACCAGAAGTTATTTCTTTTTCGATTGCTGGATCAAGAATTGTTTTCGGAATTGTTTCCCAAGATAATTGTTGGACTAAATAAGACGCCTCGCCAGTTGTGCCGCGTTCTGCCGAATCATAAATTTCTTGCAGATATTTTTTATATCTAGTAAAAAGAGACTCCCATTGATAAGAAGCAGATGACAAAATTATCATTTTCGACGTAGATTTACGTTTTCTTTTATCGAAGATAATACCTTTCTCTTCTAACTTTTTCTCTAATTCTGCTCTTTGCTGATTTTTTTCTACGTCAGAAGATGCGGCCAAGAATGGTTTAAGAACCATTTCAATAACATTTTCGGGAATAAGTAATCCTTCGTCAATAAAAAGGACATTACAACGTTGACCACGAAGTTTATTGGAATCGCCGAGAGGAACCGCTTTAATCGTTGATCCATTTTTAAAATGAACAACACATTCATCTTGGCGGCGAACAATTTCTTTACTAAAAGTTTGTTTTAATAAGACTCCGCCCAAACTTGTTTCGCTTGGTTTCTTATCCGCCCATTCTTGAATCTTATCAACTATTGAACGACTTGAGCGGAAAGTGGCGGAGACTAAAAGAATTTTAGACTTGGGATAAAAAATTGCATAAAGAATTGCAAATGCTGCCGCCATTGTACTTTTACCCCACCCACGCGAGGCGATGGTCATTATGAAATTATTATTAAACCAACCTTTTAAAATTAATCGCTGTGTTGGCTCTAAAGAAACACCGGTGAGAATCTTAGTCGCAAACCCAATATTATATCTCAAAAATTCGCAAAGATATTTTCGTGCCTCTTCTTCTTCAAGTTCGCCGTTGATGGCTAATAGACGTTTATTAACGTCTTCTAATTCTGTTTCTGATTTGACGCCTTCGATTATCATATTTAAAAGTAATTATATTATTTTAATTCTCCCTTTTCCCAATAATATTGTAAATCAAGATTTTTAACCTGTGCTCCCAGCGCAAAAATAGAAAGTAATATTTTAGATGCATCAATTCGCCCATCCACAAAAAGACATTGTAGATTGTTTGGATATTTTGTCAATAATTCGCGCAGGCGCTTAAAGATAAAAGAGGGTTTGGCTTTGGCATGGCGCATATAAGGGAGATAATCAAAACTTAATGCGGAATTAATATCTTCCTCTACCATTATTACTATATAACTATCTAGTTGAATGGCTCTCTCGATTTCGCGTTGGAATCTGTCATAACCAGAAGAAAGCGTTGAACAAAAATCGTTTAAACTTTTCCTCTCGACAAAAATATTATTCGTCGAATCCTTTAATCCATAATCCCCGACTTTTAAAGTTCCGTGCTCTGTCGCGCAACTTAGCCGCAATTCTTTTTGCTCACGATTATCAATAATAATAGTTGGATTATTAAGTTTATTATAAACTAACTCAACGTCATATTTATATCTTGTTTTATATCCCAACTCCTCGCATATTTTGTTATAACCGCCATTAGATTCAAAATAGGGGACGGAAGGACAAAATAGAGAACGGAGTTCTGTTTGAGATGGGGAATAAATTAATTGTTTGTCGGTCTTGCGGTTAAAAAGATAATTTTTACTCCATTCCAATCCCTTGTCTGGAAAATTTTTAATATATCGCTTTAAATTATTTTTATTCAAAAAGTCAGATGTAAAATATTGATCAATATCTTTATAGATAATCTTCTCTCCCGTCAATAAATCTTTGCGCGGGAAGTATTCCTCAAAATAATCAGATTGCTTAATCTTGAAACGTTTTAAATGCGCTTTTAACTCGTCAATTGTTTTAAAGTCTTCTCCGCCAAAGAAATTTTGAAATATATTTTTAGGTAAACTCATTTTCTTTTCATTAAAAACATTGTATGGCGTGTTTTACCAAAACCGTTCAATTGATATTTTTCTTTAATGTAAAATTTTCTAAAAATATATTCTGTCAAAAGTTTATCGCAATTCGCAACACCGTTTTCTATAAAAATTAATTTATCCCCTTGATACCTTTGAATTGCTTCATAAAAATCTTGTGAATTAAGGGGTGGGTGACTGATAAATAAACAATTTGTTTTAATCAACTCTATTGCTTTTTGGGCTGATGATTGATATATTGAACAAAATGCCGCTTCATTGTTTAAAATATCAGACGGAAAAATTTTAATTTTCTGTTCTTTTAGATACGCCGCCCAAAGGCCAAGGCCAGAACCTAGTTCTAAAACAATATCGTTGTGGATAAAGTATTTGAGTTTTTGAATCAGAAAATTATTTGGAATCTCCTCGCCGAATTTAGACATGAACTCTTTTTTCGCGGCGATTTCGTCATTTATTACTCGGAATCCTTGGGTTTTTATTTTAGCAAAACTGTCGATTTTTGGCAGATTTTGAGTTAAAAAGAAGGTATTTTGGTTAAAATTCATTAATTTTGGTTTGTTTTATATCTTAAATTACTAATTTTACTATGTTTTTATGTTAAATCTTAAACTAAGTCAATCAAATTATCGCATTAAGTCCTTAATACTCATCCCAGCAATTAATGCAACAACTTGATCCATATTATTAAGTTTATCTATTTCTACTGCATCAGCTTTTTTCTCTAACTCCGCAATTTCTATTAATTCTTTACGATCTTTTTCTTTTTGAAATGCTTCAACAAGATTAAGAATAGATGCATTTTGGTCTAGCCTGTTTTTCAGACGAATTGAACGAGATTCTGTTAGTTCGGCTAGTAGTTTTTTTTGTCGTTCTTTTGAAGCTTCCCATTTGCCGCGAGCAGCATTGATAAGCTCTACCATTGACATTGACATTTTTTTCTTTTCGTTATCATCACCAGATAACCATTCATTGATATTAGTATCAAGTTTTTGAATCGTTCGTTCAATTTGCGCGGTGTTAACAATTTCAGAGCAAAGACCAATATATTGATGAATTTCTTCGGCCGTAAGATCAGGTTTATCATGACAAAATCGCATAAAGTTACCTTCAAACAAATCGCGGTCTACTTTTTTCTCATATTGCGTGGCTTGGTAAACAAAGGTTGGCGATCTAACATAACCCATTAGTTGTTTTAAGCATTTTTCTTCATATGTTTTAAGACTTTGAATATTATAAAGAGTAGTGTCTGTTGCCCCCGTTGGCATATATTCATTTACACGCCCAATTAAATGGTTCATACTTTGGGGCGGACGATAATCTTTAGCATCAACGACTTCTTCATTTTTATCGAAATCTTCCGGGCTAAGACTTTTTATATATGCGGCAATTGCGCGAAATTCGCTACTAAGTGGAGCAAGATTATGATTTTGAAAAACCATTCGCGTTATTTCGAGCGGTTTAATATTATTATTATAATTCGTTTCGATAAAATCTTTTTGCTCTTGGGTTAAAACTATTGGACCTTTTACGATTTTTTGAACCCTAATCATCTGCATATTATTAGATACCAGATAATCTTTTACTGCCTTCCCGCGAAGAGATCGCATATCGGCCTTCGGGTCGTTCCAAGTTTGTTTGGATAATTCATTTAATTCTAATTTTTCAAAGTTATCATTGATAAACTTTTTTTGTTCTTCAGAAAGAACATCTTTAGGTTTTTCGTTTGGAATCATGCTAGTCCCTCGTCAATAATAATTTCTCGCGATAGATTTATAAATTTTCGTTTAAGCTTTAAAAGTTCTTGATACCCCGGAATATGACTACTCGGTAAAAGTTTAAAATTCATTTTTTTACCAATATATTCTAATGATTTATGATCTATAAACATCATTTTATAGATTTTATAGTCACGAATTGATAAAGATTCTTTTAACCTGTCATCTATCACTTGTTTTGAAAAATCAACGCTCGCCCCATCCGATTCAATATTATAAGTTTCGTTAGAATGATCTTCTAGTGATAACGATGTTATCATATTGAATTGCTGCTGTTTTTTAACTGTCCATTTTTTATAAAGTGGACATTCAGAACATTGTTTTCTACTCTGTGTAAAAGAGCAATCGTCATTTCCAAGATTATAAACACAACCCGCAATACAAGGACGGCTATATTTGGAGAAATTATCGCGAATTAGATTATTTAGGGCATTAGTGATTAACTTATTTAACCAATGTTCAAATGGTCCTTTCGCGGTGGAATATTTGTCAAATTTAGTCCAAACGCGCAAAATGAGAATTTGCGATACATCTTCCCATTCCAAAGACGGAATATTCCAAGAGTATTTGCGTTTTCCAATATTTGATTTAATTATTGGTAAAACCTTAACAAACTCTTGTTGTTTTATATGGTTTTCCAAGATAATTAAGATTTTTGCTCTTTAGTATCTTGTCCGATAACTTTATCTAACGATACTCGAAATTCTGGAATATCTGATACTGTAACATCCGATTGATTAAGAGTACGGACTAGATTCGCCTTAATTTGGTCAACTAGATTAAGATCAATATCTTCTGATTCTTCAAAATTGGAAAGCTGGCGATTTTGGTCAACGTAGACTTGCGAGGCTGGCGAGTAAGTTGTTGGGGCGGAGGTTTTCGCGACAGATTTCAGTGCAGCGTTAAGTTCTTTCCCACATTTTGGACATTTTTCGGGAGCTTTTAGCTCGAAAGTGATCTTATTTCCGCAATTTGAACAAAATTTAATAGGCATAATAGTAAAAAAATAAAAAATAGTGTACTCTCTAATAGATTATACAAGATAGTACACTAAAAATCAACAGATTATTAATTTTTTTGCAATTATGTTGGGATTTCTGTTATTGTCCCCATTTTTTCTGATAGATAATGAATATCAAACTCCAATAAAACTATTGCGCTGGTATCCGTGTCCGCCGAATCAGAAGACGCCAATCTAGAAATGCGCCAAACAAGTATGGCAGATTCTCTTAATCCAGTCATAGTTATTGGATTAAAAGGAAAAAGTTCACCTGTTTTAACATTTTGTGGATTTGCTACTGTTATAGTACCGCCGTCAGTATAAACTCCATAATTATTTGCAAAATCGCTAGAACCATTGGCCACATCGTATTCTAATTTCCAGCGGGAATTAGCGGATCGCGAAGTTGGAAATCTAAGATGCAAATGCGGGCGAATTGCTGATCCCGGTTGCCAAGAATGCGGCATTTGAGCTACACCACAAATAACATTATCAGCAGTTCCGGAAAATTCTAATAATCCAGTTGTTTGGCTTCTTGTTGGATCTGAAGCTGCACCGGGTGGATTAATCCCCTGAGATGGAAAACGTAAATCATCCCAGCGTTGGAAAAAACTATTAAAATTGTTGATTATAATGCCACTCATTAAAATAATTATTTAAGATTAAGTTCTTTAAGTTTTTTTTCGACTTCTTGTTCTAGCTCAGGCGAGTCTTTGAACCAGTCGAGTAATTTGTCCTTTAATTCTGTTTTGTAAACTTCGGGATTTGAATATTTCATTTCTTGCACTGCACCTACAGAACAATCTGCAATTTTCTTTTCTTTATCGTATTCTTTTTTATCAACTGCGCCAAGGCCGTGGAATAGATTTGGGATACTCCCGAAAATTAGTTTGATAATTCCTCCAACAAAACTTCCGATCCCTTTAATTATTACCTGTAAAACATTTACGCCGGGGAAGAATATAGAAGCTAGTTTAAGAACAATACTAAAAATTGCTATAATTATAATCCAAACGAAGATTGAGCTAAAAAATTTAGATAAATGAGTGAAGGGGTTCAGACGTACATACCATTTATTTTGTTTGTCAAACTCTTTCGCTTTTTCGGCATTAATATTATTTATTTGGTCTTCTTTTTCTTTTAAACTATTTTGTTTTTCAATAATCGCGCCGTCTTTTTCTTTTATTTTTTCATCCCTTTTCGCTAATTCTTGTTCTTTTTCTTTATTTATAACTTGAATGTCTGTTTTTAGCTTATCTTCGTTTTGTTTTAATCCAGAAATTTCGGCGTGGAGTTGTTCTATCGTTTTATCCCCTTCCGCAATCTGATTCGCTTGATCTGATATTAGATCATTTTGAGTATCTATCGCTGCTAATAAATGTTTAGTAGTAACTTTATCTTGAATGGCTTCTTTAGTTATTTCCAAGCCCTTAATTCCAGCATTAGTATATTTTGTTTTTTTAGGCTCGGCGTTAAGAGTTCCCAAAACCGCTATTGCCTGCGCTCCACCGACCGAAACTCTATTAGATTCGGAATTTTGAATATCTGTTTGCTTAGCTTTTATAGCATCATTATATTTTTGCTCTAAATCGTTTTTTTCTTTAATTAATTGTTGTTGTTGAGTTTGGAGAGTGGCTATTTCTTTTTTTTGTTTTTCGAATGTAGAATTTTTAGCTGGAATTAAGGTGCATCCAGAAAGAAAAAGAAAAAATAAGATTATTATAAATTTTTTCATTAGTTATTTTTATATTTTAATTAATTATTTATATAATATGGTGCGGAATAATTAATTATATGTTTTAGAACAAGTATTATTTTATGTAGCCGGCAAGCACGAGCGCGAGGGCTGCGGCGAGCGGGCGCATGGTTAATTTATCCGACATGCCACCCGTGACGCCCGGGGCAGGCCGGTCCGACCCCCACATGCGGGGAACCATACCCATTGGCCGGAAGGTTGGTTCCAATGGTGCCCGAGTAACCTGCCAGTCGGATACTGTCCGTCGAGTCGTGAGCGGCCTGATCCCAATCAAAAACAACCGATCCCGGCGCGGCGACGCACATGCAATTTCGCATTGTCGAGCCGCTCGCCTTGCCGTCTGGATTCTCTGTGCGCACTAGCCCGACAGTGCACGAAACGCATTCATCGCCGGCGGCTTGCTGTATCACCGTCGAGTTCAGAACTGAGACATTCTTCGAGCCTTTGAAGTAGATTCCATTCATCCCGCCGGCCATCACGAGACTCCGGTCGATGACATCTCCGATTCCCTTCAGGACAAAGCCATAGCCACCGTTTGCAGGCCCGAAAACCTCGCATTCCGAAATGCGAGAATTAACCGAACCTGTACCAATCAGGAAGGCGTGGGTCCCCGCACCGGAGGCAAACACGCGAACGCGGCGAACGGTCGCCGTGGTGCTATTGTTTGGCTGCACGCCATCACGCCCGATCAGGACGCCCGCACTCCCCGAAGCAAAAACGGCGCAGTCCTGAATCGTGAGGTCTGCTACGTCGTAGATGTTTACAGCCGGCGAAGTAGCGAAGAATGTGCAATTCTTGATCGACAGTCCCGCCTGAGCAATACCTACACCACCGGAGGACGAGATAGATGTCTGCGTCGCCGCTGCATCACAATCGAAGGTGCAGTCCTCGAACGAAAGGCCGGCAAATGCTTTCGCGAGCGTGGAATAGGCGATAGCAGACGGGACGGCAGGCAGAAGAAAACTGCATGATTTGAAGCCGATATTTGCTGTAACATCATTGTGCCGACAGAGCAGCGTTCCGCCACCTGCTCCGGTGCCGTTGGCGCGGAAGGTAAAGCCGCGGAAGATGATGTTTTGGGCAGCGAGTAGGGTTAGCGCGGTGAGCACGTTCGCGTTTCCAGCCTGCACGATGACGTTGGCCGGTGTCGTTTCATTCCCTTGGATCGTCAGAAGTGATCCGTAGGCACGATTGATGATGAGACCGGTAGTTGTTCCCTCGCTGTAGGTGCCGTCTGCGACTACGAGCGTGTGCGGGCCACCGGTAAGTGGGATGCCGCTGGTTCCGAGCGCGTAGGTGAGCGTCAGCCACGCGCCTGCGCCTGCGGAGGTTCCGTGTGAACCATCATTTGTGCCACTCGGCGAAACGTAGTAGGTGCTCATTACCAAACCTCCACGGTTGAGGTTGCGACGAGAGTGTTGTCAGCATCGGCAACCAATTCGATTCCAGCACCAAGAACATCGCTCGAAATCGACCCGCCCGACGCGGTAACTTGCGAGCCAACGCGGATCGTTGCGCCGGCCGGCGCGGTGACCGTGAGAAGTTGCGCAGCACGAACCGAAAACCGATACCGAGCGCCAGCCGTCACGGTGCCTAGAGTAAGCACAACTGCTCCGCTCGCGCCGGCGTTGCTGTGCGGACCGGGTTGCACTGTCGCCGATTCGGTGTGCGCAGTCGCAGCGCCTAGCCCGTGCGCCGCCGCGTCGGCGTTGTGGGCGGCAATTTTACTATCCGCCGCGTTACCAACAAAATTAACATTATCTAAATGCAAAGTAGCCATATATAAAGTAATTATTTAATCTTTTATAACTCCCACATTACAATCGTTCTGCCGCCAGTACAACCAATAGAAATTGCCGTACCAAGTGTATATCGACCATCATATCCTCCGCCATTTAATGCGGTTCCAACATTTAATTGCGTAGAATTAAAAAAGCAAGATCCAGATTCTACTGCTATTGACCAAGATTTACTACCCGTTGGAATAATGGCTGTACCAGAAGTAATTCCCGATAAATATGATGTATATGTTGAACCTAATATATCTACTTTGCCAGAAACGCCAACTTGCCCGACCATGTTAACGTCCCCGCTAATTCCAAGAATACCAGATGCATTTATTATTCCAGTTATACCAATTTCATATGGCATATTAGAAATTGTAACTGGGGGATTTCCTGTAATTGCTACAGATGATGGAACGTTTACTTGAAATCCACTTCCAGATACATTAATTGTGGCAGCAAAATCTGTTGGGACGATTGGCCTCCAATTTCCCGTGGTCGGAGGTTGTGCTCCGGTGTTTACGGCATTAGAATCAAAAATATATTGAGCGGCAATATTATGTGTTGATGGTGGGGCCGAATAGTATCTATCTTTAAATGAGGGCATAAGTTATTATAATATAGTTAAAATTAAAACACGAAAATCATTTATTTTATTAAAAATAGTTATTCGTCAAAATATTAATTATTTATCAGTGGACTTCTTAAAAAGAACGCCGAGGTACTTGGAATGAAATAATAAAAACAAATTGTTCCAGTTGGGTCTCTTAAAACAGATGATCTATCACCAACAAGCGCTGTACCAGATGAAATTAAGTTTTGTGTCATTTTAGGTGTCATTCTAGCTTTTTGTCGATTAAATTCATAAATACGACCGGTAATATCTTTTTGTATTATAAGTCTAGCATTTTTATATCCATCACAATAAATTCCAGAATTTGATCCGGTTGTATAGGTTTCAGTTTGGGGATAATAAGTTATTGTACTAAAAGTATTTGTAACTAAGTCATATTCATATATCGTTGAAGACGCTGTTCCACGAAGTATAACGAGCCTATTTAAAGCATTGGAATCTCCGGAGCCGGGGAGCCAGCATGTTACATGGCCAGCCCCAAGTGCAGCGGTTACGGTGGCTAGGGCTGGAGTTCCAGAATTTGCAGATGTAGTAGTCCAAGTATTCCCAACTATATTGTAACGATATATTTGTGTTGCGTTATTTCCAGTTAAAAACATATCGGAATACCAATATGCTATTTTTCCAGAATCTACTTGCGCCACTAATGCAGAAACCGTTATTGATGTTGCGGCGGCAGCGGCGGACGCAGTGGTAACAGCCCAAACTGGGGTGACGGCAGTACCGAAATTTAATACAGCGCCAGAGGGTAGAGCTAATGGAAGGGCTGAAACAGCTATACTCGTTGCGCCAACCAAAGCATTTGAGGTTGCCGTTATAGTATTTAATGCAACGGCGCTATGATATCCACCCTCAAATCCATTTATTGCTGGTTCTGGACATACTAATCTGCCGTCGGTGCCGAATGCGGCTGGAACGTTTGTTACAGAAAGTGCTGAAGACCAAGTATTTGTTCCAATATCATAACGATAAAATACAACAGCGGAACCAGAGGCTATTAAAGCATAAACGGAACCATAAACAACACCATTTGTTTGCGATCCCATTTCTTTAACATATTTCATGCAAGTGCCTGCTGCCACTGTGCCGCCCGGAGGGGAAGCTAATTGCATCCAAGTATCATTCCAAGTATCGTATTGCCAAAAAGATGATGCGGAAATTAGATAATATAAAAATCTGTAATTATCATCAACTATACAAGAGCCGGCAGCGGAATTTGCAGGTGCGGTTGTAAGTTGCTCCCAAACCGGGCGATCTATCATCGCTAAATTGTTATTTGTAATAGCCATAGTTTAAAATAAGTTAAATTTTTATGTAATTGTTAGATTGCGTCTAAATCCAGATTGATATGCAAGATATGTAAATGGAATACCCGCGCTATCGGCAGTAATACGGCCAATTGCATTGGCATTAACGGCTGTTACGTTAGTTACGGTAGAGCAAGTTGTTACAGTTGTGACAGTTGTAATTGTTCCAGATGCTATAATAGCTTCCGTTCTTAGTCCGTTATTTGTAAAGGTTAGTTTGGATAGAAGTTTTAAAACAATTCGTTCTATCAAAGAGGGTTCATTTAGGCGAAGTTTGCTCATAAAAATTATGTCATTATATATTGATTGTTAAAAATTATAATATCAATTGATTCGTCTTGAATTAAATCAAAATGGTCTGAATCATCAATTAGCGCGCCACTGGGAATGAGTATTATATTATTTATTCCGATATTATTTATTGTAAATTTAAAGTTATCGTTACCAGTAACATTCGGTAGCGTAATATCAATAATACCAGTTGTAGTATTAGCTAAAATTACAGAATCACTTATCAAAACTGTATAATCTCCACTTATAGTTTTACAACTAAGTGTTGCTCCGACCGCTGGAGTTGCCCAAGAACCATCAGCACGAAGGTACTGAGTAGTATTTCCGGCAAGTTTTGGTAAAAGACCATGATAAGAAATTGTGGCGTTTAAGTTTATGTTGTCTGTGGGAAGTCCTAATTGATCTAATTTAACTTCATCTATTTGACCGGATAAATGACTAGAAGAGTGAGAAAGTGGGTATTTATACCCAGTTAATCTAACATCATTTCCTTTAACGACTTGATTATCTAGAGCGATACCTGAAGTTGATACATTGTACGAAGCGGAAGTTCCAGTATTTAAAATTAAACCTAAAATTAAATTATTATTTGTAGTATCATTATTAACAGATAATATAGAATTAGAAGAAGTTATGTTTTTAAATTTTAAATCTGTCCCGATTTTTGAGCTAAAAACTCCAAAGCCGGAATTTCCAATATTTGAAGCCGTATTATTCTCACCGGATGGGATACTCCAGCTACCAACTCCATTTAAATAATTATTTGATATCCCATTTAATTTTGGGAGAAGACCGTGATAAGAAGTTGTTGCATCTAAGTTAGTATTATTAGAGGGAATCCCTAATTCATCTAATTTTATTTGATCTACTTGGCCAGATTTGTGGGAAGAAGCATGAGATAATGGATATTTATAGCCGGTCAAACGAATATCATCACCGCGAACCACTTGACCGCTTAAGGCTAAACCAGTTGTAGAAATATCATAAGCAGCGGAAGTTCCGGTCGGAATATTTAAGCCTAAAATAATATTATGATTAATTGAATCATCAGATAAAATTAATTGGTTGTTTGACGATACTATATTTTTGAATCTAAGATCGACACCAATTTTATCATTATAAAGCCCAATTCCACTATTTCCTAAATTCGATGCGGTATTAATTTCACCACCGATTCCGCCGCCAGCGGCAACGTCAAAAAGACCTAGTTTTCCGGCCGCTCTGAATTCGGCTTGATTGATATTAGTTAAATCTGTTGCCCCTTGTTTTACAACAAGCCAACCTCTAAAAGTATCGTAATTGTTATATGGATTTATTTCTACTGCATCTTGTAACGCAGATAATGCCGAGGCTTTATCAGAATAAAGTGCTTGACCATATTGGAAGTCATGAGCGTTGGTTTGTGCATAATAAGCTAAAACTTGGATTGTCCAATTGCCGCTTGGAACCGGAACTAATCCAGTTATATTATCGTAATGATTTGGATCAATTTGATTTGTTATCGGGGTATCATTTATCCAATTTCCTATCCCGGAACGATAATAATAATAAATATTTATTTCATTTTCGCCGTTCGAAGTTAAAATATGCGGACTTCTTTTATCATTAGTATAATTGGCATTACTATCGAATGTTGTTCCTGCCGACTTGGAACACATTAATCCAGTATATGGATGATAAGAATTTCCTTCTATATTAAAAGCTCCAAAAGCTAAGAAAAAATCGTTTAATTGACTTACCGGAGCCGTTAATGAAAACGGCTGAACCTTGGCTCCGCCAAGTGAAACATTATTCGTATGATCTACCCACCCGATTGAAATTAAATCTCTCCGTTGAATTGGGGTCGATCCGTTGTTGGTGTAAACTAATTCGCCGGAAGGATTAGCAAAAATATAAGAAGAAGAATCTGTGCTTAGATATTCTGGAGAAATTCCCGTTCTGGCTAAAATAGGAATAATTGTTTTTGTCGGGCTATTCGGATTTGTATAATTATCAACTATAATTCCGACACCGGCTGTAATATCAAATTTAGAAGGATCATTGGGGTTTATAGTCAAATTACATCCGTCTATTAAACCAGTTGATTCTAGCTGAGCTAATTCAACGAAATTTTGTATTTCTTTTCTTTGTTCTAAATTTACAGACACAATGCCATCAATTGTTCCGATTTTTAAAACCGTTCCAATATATTGAATATTCGGAGGGGGTATATTTGTTAATCCACCACCATCAGCAAGATAAACGTCTTTACCAAGTTCAAAAGAGCTTGTATTTAATCCAGTTAATATTCCTTTTATAACAACCTTTTTAATATCTCCTATATTAGAATTTTCGGAAGCAATTGCTATAGCCGGCATTTTTGTTGCATAAAGTGAGTCGGCTTTATCAACATAAATTGCGCCATTTTGAATTCCAGTAGTGCAAAAAACTGGATCGCCCTTATTGCAATTTGTAGAAAAATGCACATAAACAGCAACTTGAGTGGAATTATCAACTATGCCATCGTTATTAGAGTCATATCCACTCTTAAACATATCGCCGAATGGCGTTGAGTGATATTCGTTTCCGTGAATTACGGGCGTAAAATTTACTGGCTTATTCGCAAGATTATTCCAATCGCCGGAATAACTAATCCATCCAACTTGGTAATCTTGTGTTCCAGTTTTTATTAGGTACTGCCCCGTCAACCCGCCCGGTACTAATCCATAACCTCTTTCGCCAGATGGACCCGTCAAATGGGGACTTGATATTATTCCGTTTATAGAAATTTGATCACCCAAAACAGAAACTGTTGGACTAAAACCAGAAGCTCCTGTTGCGCCTTGATTTCCAGATGGTCCAGTTAAATGATCTGAATAAATTCCGTCTATAATAACTTGATCGCCAATAATCTGAACGTTCGGAGAGTACCCCGATAATCCAGACGGACCAGTTAAATGCGGGCCAGTTATGACGCCATTTATTAGGAGCTGATCTTGCTCCATTGAAACAGTTGGGGCAATGCCATCTATTCCGTTTGTGCCAGAAGCTCCTTGCGGCCCAGTTAAAGGAGGTGTGGATTGTCCATCTATAACTATTTGATCGCCAATAATTTGAATCATTGGAGAGTAACCAGATGGCCCAATATCACCCTTATCCCCTTTTATACCCGGTGCGCCCTCATAAACAGAAACAACCGATACGGTTTGCTCATTAACCGTTAAATTATTTTGCTCAGAAGTATTAATTATAATAATTTCGTCGGCCATATTATCGTGTTACTTCGGGAATTACTAGAAAATTACCCCTAATTAATGTTTTGCGATAATCACCGGAACTCAAATCAAGATCATATAGATAAGTTTTTGCTTGTAATGCCGACATTTGATCTTTATCTAATATAACATTAACCATCCCGCCACTTGTTAAATTCATTGAATTCCCTGTAGAAATTGCTTCGGCGGCGAAAGTGGGCGAATTATATTTTTCGCGCAATTGCATATGCCCAGTCCAGTTTGTTAAATCAACTGGAATTCCATCTTGTGCCCACTGAAAAGCAAATTGGAAAGTAGAACCTTGATCGCCGGAAAGATTATAAATAGACGCAACGTTAGACATAAAATAGTATAAAAAGTCTAACTATTATACACTTCGTTTCTTTGTTTTATTTAATTTCTTGAGCAGTATAAATTATACAAAAAACTCTACCCGTAATTTGACTAAATTTTATTTCGGGATCACATTTTTCATTATTGTCGCCTTTTGCGCGAATAATTTGATTTTTATAATCAATAGAATAAATTCGATGAATAATTAATTCACCAAAAAGTTGACTATTTGGATTAATAACTTTATATGTAACAATATCACCAACCTTTAATGTCTCTACAAATAATATTTTTTCAATAATTGCTAAACTGTTAGAATCTAATGTTGGAAGCATTGATTTTGTATCTGAAATTTTGATTATTTCAGTATTATTGGTCAATAATTGAATTTGGCGTGCTAATTTAAGAGATTTTTGAACTGATAAATTAGAAGATGGGGTAAATTTTAATGTCGGAAATGAAACTGGCTCGGCGGGCTTTGGATCAGAGCAGGAAGAGAGAAATAAAAAACCCATTATTAGGAGAGGTGTTAAATAATGGGTTAATTTTGACATAAATAAATATATAGTTTTATGAATTAATTTATTATCTCCCATTGAAGATTATTTATTTCAAAAGCTCTCAATGGACTCAATTCGTAGAATTTATAATCTTTAATATTATATTTTGCTGCCGCATTTTTTATGCTATCAAAAATCTCTCCAGTAGAAATACATTTTATTTGTTTTAATGAGTGACTTTTCGTGTTCGGCAGTATATTTTGTGGTTTTTCATTTATTATTTCATTGGGAAAGTTAAGTTTATTTAAACCCACATTCCATTTTCGTCTATAAAAATCATGGGCACGAGCAGCCTCAATTTCTTTCTCATATATTTCTCTAATTCTATTTTTTGCTCCACCAAGAGTCATTTCCCAAGTGTGAGAGGTTCTTTTATTTACCCCATTGTACTTTGAGCTTTTTCCTCCAACACATTGAACTTGTTTATTGGGGTTTGAATAAATTTTATATATTTTTTTACCTTCTTTTATATAAGATTCATTATAAAGTTCGGGGAAGTTAAGGTCTTCTTTTTTATATCCAAAATATGATGCAACCTTGTCCCAAATTATTGCACCCTCTTTTTCTGTTTTGTACGCTCCCAAATATTGACTTTTTCCGCTTCCAATGCCTATTTTAACTGTAGCCCATTTATTGGTCGTTTTTACTCCGTGAAATTCAGCATCTATAATTCTTTTCTTTTTCATTTCCTTTGAAAAACTTTCCAGATCTTCTGAAAGAAATTGTTCTTTCTTTTCTGGGAAAAATAATAATGGATTATCAGAATAATAAAATAATTCTAATTTATCGTGTGCTATTTTAGCTTCTTCTTCTGTCTTGAATCTTTTTACACATATATTTTTACACATAAATTTCATTTTTAAATAAAATTTATTTCTATTTTTATCAAATCCTACTCCGGAAGGAAGATTATTTTTATAATGACCGTTAAAACTTATTTGTTTTCTTGTTTCTTCTGAAATTATTCTTTTATGTCCAGAATCATATTCATCAGTAACCAAATTATAACCGTATTTTGGATCTAAACTGTTATAATATTTAATATAAAAATTTTCGAGACAAACCATATGATCATAACTCGTAGCTTGATCTATTTGTTTTATTTCAAAATTCTCTATTCCATATTTTCGCATTGATTTATATAAATAAGTTTGACCAATTTTTTTATTTTGTTTTTTAGAATATTCGTCCCCGTATTTTGCATGAGCTAAATGAATGCTCCAGCGATTTTTTATTGAAGTGGTAGTTCTGCCAATGTAGAACTTCCGCGTTTTTAAGTTCAAAATTCTATAGATTAAAAAATTTTCCATAAGATTAGTGATTTTACATAGTATAATACACTAAAAATATGGGATTTATGAAGGGATATTAAGATTTTTTGATATTTTTTAATATTTTATCATTCCAAGCTTTTTTAGATAGAACCTAACAGCCCCAGATCGAACAATATCCTCTTGATTTTTTAGTTCAAAGGTAAAAACTCCATTTTCTTTAGATTCTAGATCATCGAAAGATTCAAAAATTTTTCTAAATCCAGCCTTGGAGCCAATATCGTTTTGATTTATACTATCGCCAACAAAGAAAATTTTTGTGTATTTTCCGCATCTTGTTAATAACAAAATAATATCATCATACGACATCGAAGATGCTTCGTCTACTATAATAGCTTTACAATTCCAAGATTTTCCCCTAATAAATCCAAGCGGGACCATTTCTAGATGCTTGTCTTTGTTTAGGGCATCTACTTGACTTTTAGGAATTAACTCTTCGACTTTATCAAAAAAAATCGAGGCATATGGCGCAAACTTCATTTCCAAACTTGAGGGTAAAAACCCAATTTTTCCGGTGGTAGAAGATTCGCAAGGATTTCTAATATATAAAATTTGATCAACTTTTTTATCATTTAATAATTGTAATGACGCTAATACAGAAAGATAAGTTTTAGAACTACCATAAATTCCATCTATAAATACACAATTTGTATGTTTATCTAACATAGTTTCTAATATAATTTTTTGTCTTTCTGTTAACTCATATCTTTGATGAATATCTAAAGAGAATCTAATTTTTTGGTTCTGATGGACATATGGCGAGGTATCGGACCCTTCCCCATTTTTTAAATTCTTCGCAGAATTATTAATCTCTTCAATCTCTTTCTTCTTGAGTTTCTTCGCTCGGGACATAAGTAGAATGTAATAAAAAAACCAAAAATGACATATAGCTAATCAATGTTTTGACTAAAGATACTATATGTTTAATTATCATTTTTGGCTAATAGATAATAACCTCCCAATAATTATTTTTCAACAAATTTTTAGTTTTAAAGATTTCTGTTGAATTTCAGCAATAAAAAATCCGGCCAAAAAACTTGACCGGATGATTTATGCACTATTTTTTTGTTTAGGTTATCTGTACTTTTCGCCCCTTTTGTGTTTTGGATTTTTGCGCAGTAATTTGCAGAACACCATTTTTAACAGATGCTTTAACGCTCTCAATATCAACATCTTCTGGTAGAATTTTAGCGGTTTCAAACTCGCCGAATTCTTTGGAAGAACCTTTAATTATAACATAATCGGGTTCTTCAATTGATATTTCAATTTCTTCTTTCGTAAACCCCGGAATTCCAAGGGATAGAGAATAGATTCCGTCTTTTTCCGTAAAAGAAGAATAGTTACTATTTGTAGAATATGAATAATAATACATAATTATTTATTGTTTTTAATTTAAGTTAATGTAACAATAATTATACACCAAGATTCTTGCCAAGATCAAATATTTTAGTAAGTCGTTAGTTTAGAGTGGGATACATAATTCGCGAATAACGAATATCGATTTGGCGTGAGAAATTATATCTCTATGAGACTTTTTGGCCTAGAATTTTTGACCCAAAGTACATTTGATTACTTTCCCAAAAATTTTTAATAAATTAACTCTAAGCCGTGTATCATTAGCAAATAGTCAATTTCTACTTTTAATTTACTTTTATGTCACGTTCTTATACGAAAAAAAATCTTGCTTATTGGAATAGTCGAACCACGCCAGCACAAACATCCCAAATTGCAGAGGCCGCGCCAATGGCCGATTTGGAATATTCTTTTGATGATAAACCGCATTACTCGGAGGCAAGCTGTGATAATGGTTATTCTCGTAGTTATCGGGATATAGGAACCAGTCCGGCAATTACCGACATAGAAAAGTATAAGAATATTAAAAGCCTTGATATTCCGTTTTATTTAGAGAATGGAAATTATTCAGTATCAGAAGTTTTAAATGTAATCTACCGTGCATTTTTCGGCATACAAATTATTAGAAATTATGTGCAGATGATGGTTGATTTCAGCAAATCTCCTCTTCATGTTAGATGTGAAAATAAAACAGTAGAAAATTTCTTTAAGGTTTGGTTAAATCGTATAGATATTGACAAATTAATGGCCGAATATTTTATGGAATATTATCGGTCGGGCAACGTATTTATCTATAAATTTAACGGTAAAATTAAAGAGCGAAATTTTGAAACATTAAAAGCATCTTTTGGCGCGAAATCAGATACTCTCCCAATCCGGTATATCGTTCTAAATCCAATGCAGGTCCAACTTCAATATGGGCCGGGATTTCGTAATAATTGGATTAAAGTTCTATCAAAATTTGAATTAGCTCGTCTAAAAGATCCACAAACCCCAGAAGATAAACAAATTTTTGATTCTTTGCCCGAGGCCAACAAGCAAATGATTAAAAATGGCGGGCAATTTAATTATATTTATATTCCACTAGATACTTCTCGTCTTTATTATGTATTTTATAAGAAACAAAACTATGAACCGTTCGCCGTTCCACCGCTTTATGGACTACTAAATGATATTGAACATAAGCTAGAATTAAAACGCATGGATATGGCGCTTGCCCGCACTATTGAGCAAGTCATATTACTTGTTACAACTGGTGATAAGCCAGACCAATATTCCAAAGGTACTAACCCCAAAAATCTAGAACGTCTACAATCAATATTTAAAAATCAAACTATTGGGCGCGTTCTTGTTGCTGATTATTCTACTAAGGCACAATGGGTAATACCAGACCTTAAAGAGCTTTTGGGTGGTGCAAAATATGAACGTGTAAATCAAGATATAAAAGATGGTTTACAATATATGTTTTTCGGCGGAGATAAATTTGCCAATGCTTCGATTAAACTTAAAATGTTTATTGGCGCTCTTAAAGAGGGGCGCGATTTATTCTTACGCGAATTCCTTATCCCGGAAGTTACTAAGATTGTCGAATCTATGGGATTTAAGAATATGCCAGAATTTAAGTTTGAAGAGGTTGACCTCCAAGACGAAGCTCTGATGAATAAAATTTATGTTCAAATGGCTCAGATGGGATTACTTGATCCAGACGAATTAAATAAGGCGATTGAGACTGGAATTTTACCGACGAAAGAAGAATCATTAGAAAATCAGAAAGAATATATTAAAAATCGTAAAAATGGTCTTTATACTCCGCTTCTTGGCGGAAACGATATGAGCCAACAAGATAGTAGTAAAAAATCAGGCTCCGATCAATTTAATGGTCAGCAAGGTGGACGGCCGACTGGTTCAGGGACTCCAATATCAAACAAAAAAGTTTCGCCAATTGGTACTAAAGCGTCAGAAGATCGTGATCAAAAATTTAGCGTATCAAAAATTATTGATTACTTGAAGTCAACTGACCTTCTTAAAGAAGAAGTCTCTAAAGCTGCAAAGAAAAAATGGAAGATTAAAAAACTTAATGATGTTCAAGACATCGCAGTAGAATCAATTGCGAAATCAATAGTTTTGAATGAAGAACCCGCAAAATGGCAAGAAGTTGTTGGCGAATATCTCATTAAACCGAAAGATATAAGCAAAGAAGTTTCCGAGACTCTAGATAATATTTCTATTGAATATGATGTTGATAATTGGGTATCTATGATTCTCTATAAATCTGAAATTAAATAATATTTTAATAAAAAATCTTTTATTAGTGTATAATCGTTAGATTTTTATGCAAGAACCTCTTTTTAAGACCAGATTTAGTGCAACCGCTCATGTTTTAAAACAACCTAGCGAAGATATTTTAAAAGAATCTAAAGCGTCGCTTTCTGATCTTAAAAAACTTCTACCAGAAGATATTCGGCCAGAAGAAGATCCGGACCTTCTTTATATTGTCGCCAATCTTGCGGTCCCCGGCATGGTTAATTTAAATGATGATTGTTTAATGCCGGATAAGGCGGTTGCGGTATATAAAAAATTTGAAAAAAAACTTTCTGATATAGAGCATAATAGGTCGGATATTAATGGTTTTATATTAAAATCTTGTTTGACTGATGAGAACAACAATGAAATTTCAGAGGAAGAAGCATTATCGTCTAAAAAACCGTTTTATATTACTACAATTTCTGTTCTTTGGAAAATTGCTAATCGTAAACTTTGTGAATTAATAGAAGAAGCGTCTGACCCTTCTAATCCAAATTATAATAAATTCTCATTAAGTTTTGAAGTCGGATTTTCTACTTATGATATTGGAGTAACTACTCCGGACCGAAACGCCTTTTCTGCGAGGATATATAATTTAGAATCTCAAGATTGGCCAATTTTAGAAAAAACTTTGCGTGCAAATGGCGGTAATGGAATAGTAGATAAAGAGGGTGATATTGTATTTCGCGTTTTAAAAGATGGTATTATTCCACTCGGACAGGGAGTTGTTTTAGAACCCGCCGCTCAAGTCAAAGGAATAGAAGTAATTAAATCGTCAGAAGAAGTTAATGAGCCGGAGAACGATAAAAAAGAAAAACCGGAAGAAGATGATAAAGAAGAAAAAGAACCAGAAGAACGGGAAATTGAATTAACTCCAGAGCAATTAATTCAAATAATTAAAGATACTGTTCAATTTATTTTATCAGAAAGTAAAAAAAATAATAAACTAATAAAAAATAGTGTATTAAACTCTATAAGTAATAATCATATGAAGAACTTACAAGAATTAGAAGCCTCTTGGGATGAAGTTAAAACTCAAGACTCAAAAGAGGTGTTTGCCAACGTTCGACAAATTTTAACTGACGAAATCACCAAAGCCAGTGAGGAATTTGCCAAGAAACAAGAAGAGGAAAAAACTCGCGCCGAATCTCTTGCGAAAGAAAAAGAAGCGGCCGAACTCGCTCAAGTAGAACTTAAAAAACAGCTTGATACTATTCAGGCCGAGTTAAAAGCGATGAAAGACGCTGAAGTTCTCGCCCGCAAAGAGCAGTCTTATCAAGATCATATGGGTTTGATTGATCAAACTTTTGATCTAGAAGATGATGAATTAGCTCTAATTACCGCCGAAGTTCGTGATTTAGACGACGAATCTTTCGCAAAATGGTTTGATAAGTCTAAAAAACTTATGAAAGAAAAAACTAAAGCCTTCAAAGCAGAGAAGAAAGAAAAAATGGAAAAGAAGCTCTGTGACGCTGGCGTTAAAGTTACTCTTGATGATAAAACTTTAGATTTTGTTGAAATTCTCGCTTCTGCTAGACAAGTAGAGCCGGCAATTTCAAATGTCGTCGAGACTTCTAAGAAAGAATCAATTTTCGACCAAGTTAAGAAAGCTTTTGGTCAAGA